ATCGCAATGAAAGTTTTGGGCTTTATGGGCATCGAACGTGGCGGTCTTCTTTCAAAAATTATTACAAACATGTTTGGCAACTTAACTCTTGAAGATTTGTCTAACATAATGAGTGGAGATCGACAATGTATTGCCGCAACTAGCGAACTTGCGGGAGGCGTAACCGAAACAATTGCAGAAAGCATCCCGGAGATACTGGGCATCAAAACTGATAGTTGGTTTGCAGGCGCAGCCCGAGAAAGTATTGGCGAAACCTTTTTAGAAGGTATTAATGTGGCGGTTGCGGAAACTGTTTGTGAGTTCGATTTTGCATCTTTGTTTAAAGATAAAAAAGAACTAAGTGAAGAGATGATTACTAACAAGGTACATGAACACATTATGTCTGTAATTGGAGAGTCAAATGAAAATAACTAAACAAAAACTTTTTAAGATTATAAACGAAGAATTAAGCACACTATCAGAAGGTGACTATGGCGAAGGATCGATGGCAAAAAATCAACTGGCAAGAACAGCAGAGTTGGCAACAATGATTGGGGATATGATCCAAGAAGACACAGACCTCGAAGAATGGGTCGAGTCGAAAATTACTAAAGCGAATGATTATCTTTCCTCAGTAATGAATTATATGCGCGGTGAGTCGTTGTCTGAAGCGTGGAAGGGAGATGCAGAAATTGAACAAACTGGTGAATATTCTGGTAAATCCTCTGAAGAATTATGTGCCATGAAAAACAAATTAATGAAAAAAGAAAAACGCACAGATGCCGAGCAAAAAAAAGTTAGACAAATTAATTTTGCAATTCGCTCAAAACAAAAAGGTCCAAAATTTGGTAAGGTAAAGTGCTAATGAAGCTCTCAAAGACAATACTTCTAGAATTTATCCAAGAAGAGATAGATGAGGTCATTAGAAAGTCTGGTGGCGAGTATTGTCTTTATTCCAAAAAAAAGAATCCCAAAACAGGTAAAGCAAGAAATCTTGGATGTTATTCATCCAGAAAAGGTGCTGAAAATCGAGAGAGAGAAGTTCAATATTTTAAAAGAGTATCAGAAGAAAAAGTCGAAACTCCGAAACATTTTAACCCAACTCAAGAACCAGGCACTGCCGATGATGTATTTCATGATTGTATAAATAGTGTTAAAAAATCGTTTAAAAAATATGGCTACAAACCATTTAAAGGAAAGACGGTCGAAGACGCAGCAGCCGCAATCTGTACCGACTCTAGAAAAGAAGGTGGAGCAACATTGGATTGGGGAATCAAGCGTAAAAGGGAAGTTGAAAAAGCTCGCCCTGGTGGAAAATCAGGCTATGAACCTGATGTAAAATCAGGATAAAGGAATAACGAATATGAAAATCACAAAATCACAACTTGAACAAATTGTATTAGAAGAGATCGACCAAGTTGTTTATGAGAAGAAAAAAGAAGAAAAAGAGGTGCCCGGTTGGGTCCATGGCGTTTTAGATGTCGCTGGCATTGTTGGTGATGTGGCTGGTGGCGCAGGTGCAGTTTTTGATGCTGCAAACGCAGCACTCTATCTTAAAAAGGGTGAATATTTAATGGCGGCTTTATCCGCCATGTCAATGCTCCCAGCACTTGGTGATGTTGTTGGAAAAGGAACAAAACTGGGTATTATATTGTCTAAAGCAGACAAGCATGTAAAAGCTGGAAAGCAAGTTAGAATCAAGAAAGGGGTCGTTGGGAACTTTTTAAAAAAACACATGCCAGCAATTCGAGAGAACTGGAAAATAATAGCTCAAAAATTTGGCATCGAAGCAGCAGAAGGAATGTTGCAAGCCTTAGAAGAGCTTGTTGCATAGCAACTATTTAATACCATGAAGATCCGTGTCAAAAAGGAATTGAGTGAACGCAAGTGGAATAAAGATTCTGAAACTCCACGCGACTATTCAAAAGAATATAACAAGCCCGGATCAAAAGAGCAAGAAGAAAGAAATAAAAGAAAAAGAGATAAACGCAAACACGATAAGGAATTTGGTGAATGCCCAGAAGGGACGGAACTGCATCATATAAATGGAATAGAAAGTGATGAAGTTAAATGTGTTCCAGTTTCAAAAAACCGAGGGCGGAAAGAAAAATCTCGAAAGAAAGATGGCGAAATTGTAATTACGATCATGAACCAAAAAGGTGTAAAAAAAATAAACGAAGCAAGATTTGATTTTTATGGTTCTGAGTTAGGTTCTGGTGGAATTCCCAAACAAAAAAAGGCGACACCAAGCAAAAGCCTAGATGTAATGAAGAGAGAGTTGGTTGCAAAAATAAGAAAAACGCGCATCGGCTCAATGAACTTTAGGGATGAACAAGAATTTGAAAAGCGTTTGATGAAACTCATTGACGATGCAGTTGATAGTGAAATTGAAAATTTAGCAAAAGACTATGAGGTTGTGGGAAGAAAAATGAAAGAGCAAGAATTAAAAGAAGAAACAAAGACAAAAAAAGTAACTATAAAAATAAAAAAGAAAGTTGATGAATCTGCCATCGACTCAATTAAGTCTGTTGATTCAGGCGCTGGTGGTGAAAAAGAAGATGCCCTAATTGCCCTAGCTACAGCACTTACAGGTAAAAAATGAAAACTCTAAAGATCATATTTTCCTTTTTAAAGACCCACTGGTATATACCCGCACTCATTATCATTGGTGTGATAATGAAAAGTAAAAGTGATGATTTGTTGAAAATTATTGATGCCCAAAAAGAAACCTACGAAAAAGAAAAATTAGCAATCGAAACTGCTGCCGTAGAAAAAACTGTGGCAAAACAAAAAGTTCAAGAAGAATATGAAGATGCGGTTGCAGCAATTGAGCGAGTACGAGAATCGCAAAACAAAGAATTGAAAGCAAAAAGCAAAAAAGAGATTAAAAAAATTGTTAAAAAACATTATAATGAACCAGACAAAATCTCAAAAGAGATTTCTGATTTATTTGGATTAACATATGTTCCTAAAAAGCGCAACAATTCTGACTAGTATTTTATTTTTTTCCTCAACAAGTTTAGCCCAAACAACAACAAGCACTTCTGGAAAATTTGCTCTTGTGGAAAAGGGTGAGAAAGCGCCCTTCAAGGGAACACTTTTTGACCCGGTGGCAACTGCAAAAATAATTGCAGACAAAAAATATCAACAAGAAAAGTGTAAGGTAGAGCTAGAGTATGAGAAGGCTATGGCCAAAGCCGGTTGTGATCGTGATACAAATTACTTAAAATACGAATTAGAGATTGAAAGAAAAAAGAATAAATTGATTTACAACGCACAAAAAGAAGAAATAGAAACCTTAAGAGGGTTGGCAAAAGGCTCTGATAATACTTGGTGGGCAACAATTGGTTTTGTATTGGGAGCAGGAATGTCGATTGCAATTTTTTACGCATCAACTGAAATCGCTAAATGAAAGACAAAGACGACAATTACCTAATAAAGGTTGAAAATGCCATTCAAGAAAAGTATGGTGAAGAAACAATTCAGAACCCAAAAGCAACCTGGGACGAAGAAAAAGAAAAAGAATATCTAGAACAGATTAAAAAAATTGCTAAACAAGAGAAACCAAAAGAGAAAATAGAGATTGATGGTGTTTTAATGCCTAAGAAACTATTTAGGAAAGAATCAAAGCGAACTTGTCCTGTGTGCAAAACTTATTCGTTTAGCTCAAGGGACGATCTTTACATGGTAAAATTTAACCAATGTTTTGGGTGTTGGCTAAAGAAAAAAGAGAAGGAATAAATAATGGCTGAGAAAAAATCAAATGTATTAGAAATTATTCACGGTATTCAACAAGCAGCATCAAATGCATATGACGGTTCATTGGATGAAAATGGAGAACCACTTAAAATTGGATTAAAGCGTGAAGAAGGGGATCCTATTTTGGACAAACGAGTTATTGATGGTTTTAAAGTTTCGTTTGCTGGTGATGTTTTGATTTTGAAATATCAAAGTGAAATCACACTAAGAGAAGTTCATAAAGGTGATTTTGAAGGTGAAATCTCTCAACGACTACAAGACATTGCTTCCTTCCTCAAGAAAGAATATAAAAAGGTCACTGGAAATGGATTGACTCTTACCAAAGTTGATAAAGAACCTGATATTCTCGTTCAATCAACAAGTCGTGTTCGCTCTATTTGCAATGCCACACAAAAATTTAAAATTGGTGGAATGCCAGAACAACCTGAACTAGGGACAACTGTTGAAGAAAGGCTAGATACTGCTTTTAAAAATTGGCTTGGTTTTGGAAAAGACAAATTTCCAAACACTAAAAAACCAGAAAACGTTAAAGGAAAGCGTGACGAAGAACCTCGCTCATAAATCATGAAGCTTGACACCACCCTTTTAGAACAACTCGTTCAAGAAGAGCTTGAATTGTTTTTAAATGAAGTAGCTCCGGCTGTCGCCGCCGCCGCAATGGGAGCTGCGATGGGTGCAGTTCGTTCCTCGGCTACAAGAGCTATAGTTCCTTTCGTAGGGCGAGAGCTTACAAAACGCCTTGGACCTTCTGCCGCAAACAAAATCGCTTCTCAACTGGTGAAGAAAACACCAGGACAACTCAGCACTTGGGTCGGAAAAAATCTTAAAATGGATCTTGGCAAGTTAATTCCTCGCTCTTTGATTGTAGCATACGGTCTGGATAAAATATTCGGTGGTGGTGGCGATGCCGGTGATGGAAAAGATGATGACAATGATGATGGGCGCAAAAAAATCCCCGGAGCCGGTTCTGAAGACGACAAGAATAAAAAGAAGGCTAAAGCAGCAAAAGCTAAAAAGAAATCTAAAGACGACAAAGAAGAACCGAAGCGATATGATTGGTGGGGATTTCAAACTGTAGAAGATGCAATTGATGACTTGTCCGGCAAAACTAAAAAACCGACACCAAAACCAAAAAAGAATAAAAAACCTATTTAATATGTATGTCACAATATTTGTCAAAGAAAGACTTAGTAAAAGAAATTGTTAAGTGTGGGAAAGATCCTGTTTATTTTATAGACAATTATTGCAAGATTTCACACCCAACTCGCGGACAAGTACCATTCAAGACGTGGGACTTTCAACAAGAATTACTATACAAATTTAACGATTATCGCAACAATGTGATATTAAAATCTAGGCAGATGGGTATATCTACAATTACTGCTGCTTATGTATCGTGGATGATGCTGTTTCATCGTGACAAAAATATTCTTGTTATTGCCACAAAGTTCAGCACAGCTTCAAACTTGGTTAAGAAAGTAAAAGCAATGATTAAACTTTTGCCACCTTGGTTTGATCAGTTGGCCACAATAGCCATCGACAACAGATCATCGTTTGTTTTAAATAACGGTTCAGAAATAAAAGCATCATCAACCTCCGCAGACGCTGGTCGTTCAGAAGCACTTTCACTGCTCGTCATTGATGAGGCAGCGCACATCGAAGGCTTTGAAGATTTGTGGACAGCACTTCAACCTACAATGGCAGCAGGTGGTCGATGTATTGCACTTTCTTCTCCAAATGGTGTTGGCAATTGGTTTCACAAAACATATGTTGCATCTGAATCTGGGGAAAATGATTTTCATCCAACACGCCTTCATTGGACTTTGCACCCTGAAAGAGATCAAGCATGGTTTGATGAAACCACAAGAAACCTTTCAAGGCGTCGTGTTGCACAAGAATATGAGTGCAATTTTAATGCTTCTGGTGAAACTGTAATACATCCGGACAACCTTAACACAATTCATGCAGCTTGTGGAGATCCAAAACACCAAACAGGTTTTGACAGAAACTTTTGGATATGGGAAGAATACAATCCAGAAAATAAATATCTGATGGTTGGTGATGTTGCTCGTGGCGATGGAAATGATTATTCAGTTTTTCACGTTTTTAAAACAAGCACAATGGAACAAGTTGCAGAATATAGAGGAAAACCAACAACCGATTTGTTTGCTCGAATATTGTTTGATGCTGGTAAAGAATATGGTGACGCTATGCTTATTGTGGAAAACAACAATATAGGGTTTTCTGTGTTAGAGAAGCTAATAGACGCTGGTTATTCAAATATTTATTATTCTACAAAGGGAACACACGAATATGTGGAGCAATATTTAGCCGAAAGTGTATCAAATGCCGTACCAGGTTTTACAACATCTCAAAAAACAAGACCACTGATTGTTGCAAAACTTGAAGAATTCGTGAGAAATGAACTAATTACGATAAAATCTATTAGAACTTATCAAGAGTTAAAGACTTTTGTTTGGAGGAACGGCAGACCAGAAGCTCAAAGAGGATACAACGATGACCTAGTAATGTCATTAGCGATTGCATGTTGGGTTAGGGACACGGTATTAGAAGAGAACACCAAAGATTTAAAATATAAAAGAGCATTTTTAAACTCAATGGTTTCTTCAAATACAAAATTAAATACAACAATTCCTGGTATGTTTGGCTACAAAAAGCAACAATCTTTTGATAAAATAAAGACAGCAGACAAAAATTATAAAGATTTTGGTTGGCTGATTAAAGGGTAAAAATGGCTTACAACAATAACAATAATAAAAATACTTCAAACACAAGGAATCCTGATAATTTTCTTTTCAAAGCCCTGACTAGGCTTTTGTCCGGTCCTTTGACCCAATATCAGCGACAAAACCCACGACAACTAAAAAGATGGCAGCTTGATAAATACAAGTTTCAATCTGCTGGTGGTCTTCATTTTAAAAAAACTGCATACAGCCCATTCGACGGCATCTATGCCGAATCAGCCACCAACATGGCCCGCGCAGAAAGGTATATAGATTTTGATCAAATGGAGTTTATGCCTGAATTAGCATCAGGTTTAGATATTTATGCAGATGAGATGACTACAAGTTCTCCTCTTCAAAAAATCCTAACCATCAATTGTCCAAACGAAGAAATTAAAAGCGTTCTTAATGATTTATTTTATAGTGTTTTAAATGTAGATTTTAACCTTTATGGTTGGTGTCGAAGCATGTGTAAGTATGGGGATTACTTTCTATATTTAGATATTGATGAAAACCTAGGAGTTAAGTCTGTAATTGGTTTGCCGCCTGCGGAAGTCCAAAGAATGGAGGGTGAAGATAAAACAAATCCGAATTATGTTCAATTTCAATGGAATTCAGGTGGACTTACTTTTGAAAACTGGCAAGTCGCACATTTTAGAATTTTAGGAAATGACAAATATGCACCATACGGAACATCTGTTTTAGAGTCTTCTCGCAGAATCTGGAGACAGTTGATGTTGATTGAGGATGCAATGATGGCGTATCGTGTTGTTCGTTCACCAGAAAGAAGAGTTTTTTATATTGATGTTGGTGGTATTCCTGAAAGCGAAGTTGAACAACATATGCAAAGAATCGTAACACAAATGAAAAGAAATCAAGTTATTGATGCAGACTCAGGTCGTGTTGATTTGCGCTACAATCCGATGTCAGTTGATGAAGATTATTTTATTCCTGTTCGTGGAACTGCTGGTGGAACAAAAATTGAATCTCTTCCGGGCGGAACATACACCGGAGATATTGATGATGTAAAATATTTGCGAGACAAATTATTTTCTGCTTTAAAAATCCCTGCATCCTATCTCACTCAAGGAGACGAAGGGAGCGAAGATAAGACAACTCTTGCTCAAAGAGACATTCGCTTTGCTCGTACTATTTCCCGATTGCAAAGAAGCATCGTTTCGGAGCTGGAAAAGATTGCCGTTATTCACCTTTATACATTAGGTTATAAAAACAAAGACTTAATTTCATTTAAGATACGCCTCAATCAGCCTTCTAAAATTGCAGAACTTCAAGAGCTTGAGCATTGGCGTACAAAGTTTGAAATTGCTGGTGCAGCAACAGAAGGCTTCTTTAGTCGTAGATGGGTTTCTAAACATATTTTTGATTTGTCTGATGAAGAAATTGTGCGTAACCAACGCGAGTTGTTTTTTGACAAACAACTCGATGTCGCTTATGATGCTGTCGCAGAGGAATCAGGGCTCATGGACGGCATGGGTGGTTCTGATGGCTTGGGTGGACCCGCTGGTTTGGGTGATGCCCTCGGCGCAGATGCCGCCGCAGACGAGCCTGCCGCTCCGGGCGAAGAAGGAGAAGAAACACTTCTCGCATCACCGGATGAAGCAGCCGCCCCCGCCACAGATCTTGCCGAACCTGGTAAAAGAAACGACATGAAGTGGAGATTAAGGCAACAAGAATATACAACACCTGGTGCAAAAGGTAAAAAATATAAGCCGGTTAAAACTGACAAAAGAGATATGGGTGCGCGAAATCGTTCATACAAGGCCCAATACTCAGAAGAGACAGGAAAAAATACAGCCAGAAATATATTTAAAGGTGCCTCCGAGCTGAATCAACTTGCTCGTGGAATTTATGAAAAACTTGAAACTAATTATAATGACAAACAAGCTCAAGATGAGCTTAGGGTGTTAGAAAATGACATTGAAATTCAAAAAATTATTGAAAATCTTGAAAGAAAAGGTAAAAGCGGAAACAAATAATGGCTAAATTTAAACACAACAAGAAGAAAAATAGTGCTTTTTTATATGAAGTATTGGTTCAGGAATTAACAAAAGCAGTTATTTCTAAAAATTTAGAACTAAGAGAGAGCTTAACTTCTTTAATTAAAGAGTTTTACTCAAGAGATTCTATGATGTATCAAGAGTTGAAACTCTACCAAGCCATCATAAATACTAAAAGTGTTGACACAGTTGTTGCGGAAAAGATGTTGACCGAGGTAAAACTCCGACATGCTGCGATTAACAAGAAAAAGTTAGTTTCTGAACAAAACAAGTTGACAAGAAAAATTAAAAAATTAGCCAGCGAAAAAGCTTTTAATAATTTTGTCCCCAGTTACAAAGACTTGGCCTCTATTGCTCAAATTTTTAATGACAAAATACCAGTGAAGTCTAAAATTCTTTTGGAAGGTGAAATTGTAGAAAAAATGTCTTCCCAAAAACTTACAGAAGGAATGGTGCCGATTGATAATTTGGTGTATAAATCTTTCATTAAAAGATTTAATCAAGAATATTCAGAAAAACTCCTCCCTACACAAAAAGAATTGTTAAATAAGTTTGTTACTTCTTTTCATAATAACGGTCTTGAGTTAAAGAACTATTTAAATGAAGAGGTGGGACGATTAAAAAAAGAATTGCAAATGTCTTTTGGTAAAGATGAGATTATGTCGGACTCTCAAATGACTGAAAATGCACAAAAAGTTATAGATATTCTAGATTCTTGCAAAGAAAGAAAGCCCGATAAACAAATGGTAGAAGAAATAATTAAAATTCAAGCATTGGCTGAGGAGTTAAAAGAAGATGGCGATCAAAATTAAAGTCGATTCAGATTCAGAAACTGAAGCTCTTGCAGAAACGGAGCGTCAGGACGATCCAGTTAAAATTTCTATGCAAGTCCGAAAGACTTTGGACGGAAAAATCATGGTACTGGAACACAATCTTATCGATATAATTCTTGATACGTCACTGAGCAAGGTTATTACTTTTCCTAAAGAAGAGTTAAGTGATGAAATCTATGCGATTCAAAATTCTTACTTTAAATATCTGGTAAACGAGGGTGTTGTACTGCCGGGTAGTATTAGGAGTGGCAATGTTTTTGGCAGCCTAGAGGCAACATACCCAAAACCAGCAGACGAAGGTGTAAATGCCAGCCAAGTGGTTCTTCTGTCAACTAAAAAATTTATTGATGCTCAGGCACCTCATTTAGAGATGCAAGATTTCATTGAAAATGAACTAGAGGATCACCTATTAGAGCCAACAGCAGAAGATTCAACTGAGTTGGGCGAGGTTCCCGAAGAACCTAAAAAAGGTTCAATCACACCTTATCGAATTAGGGCATACTTGAGCGGCTACGGATATTATTAATGAATTTAATTTTGTTTGCCCTTGCTTCATACGGGCTTACTCAAATTTTAGTTTACGGAAAAATTTTTGATAAAATTCGTCCATCATATCACTTCTTTTCTTGCCCCATGTGTATAGGATTTTGGGTAGGAATCTTTTTGTGGGCAATTAACGGACATACAGAACTATTTACATTTGATTATTCACCTGTTACAGCATTTTTGCTGGGGTGTTTGAGTTCTGGAACCTCCTATGCTCTCAATATGGTGTTTGGGGATTCCGGTATAAATATAAGGAGTCACCATGTTTGACAATATTTGGACATCAAAAAAACGTATGTTGCGTCCAGCACGTCGATGTAAAGCTGGCTGCAAGCCCGTGCGGGTTGCGCCCGCAAAGGAATAAGTTATGAAAATCACTAAAACAAGACTAGTAAATATAATTCAAGAGGAACTCAACTATTCCTCTGACTTGACCGAGGGCGATTTCCCCGACAACAAAATGGGAGAGAACGAGATCCCTATCGCCTCAATTGTTTATATGACTCTTGGAAAAGCATTGGATGTAATACACGAATACCGAGGCGAAATGGCCGAAACAGAGGAAGTATCCCCTGATTTTGAACTTATCCACAAAAAAGTCGCCGATGTTTGGCGAATGCTGGATGGTCACGAAGATTTGGGTGGTGGAGAGTCTCCCAAAGAATTTTATAGTACACTCAAAGAAGCCAAGAAAAAGGGTGAAAGCGATGAATAGTAAATACCTCTTAAGAGAATACTTTGAATTGTGTGCCGGTGGCGTCTGCCACGATCTCTTAACGGAAGATGAAAAAAGGCAAGTTAAAGAAGGGACTGTGTTCTTAACCGGAGTTATGCAAAGATGTGACGAGCAAAACGGAAATGGAAGGGTATATCCTGCACAGATTTTACAAAGAGAAGTTAAGAATTACATGAAAGTTGTGAAAGAAAGCAGAGCCTGTGGAGAACTTGATCACCCTGAAGATTCTGTTGTGAATCTTAAAAATGCCTCCCATGTGGTTACTTCCATGTGGTGGGAAGGGAAAGATCTTATGGGTAAGATTAAGGTTCTTTCAACTCCCTCGGGGAAAATTTTAGAATCTCTTATAAATGATGGGGTAATGCTTGGTATTTCTTCCCGAGGTCTGGGTTCAGTTCGGGAGCAGCAAGGGCAAACATTGGTGGAAGATGACTTTCAGCTAATATGTTTTGATATTGTTTCAGAGCCTTCAACACAAGGTGCCTATATGACGATGAACGAATCAAAGAATAAAACACTCTGGAGCAAAGCTGATCGATTAAACCGTTTATTGAACGACATTGTAGGCAACAAATGAATAAAAACGAATTAAAAAAAATATTAAAACCCCTTATCAAAGAATGTATAAAGGAAGTGATTTTTGAAGATGGGACAATATCAGGTATTGTCACTGAAGTCGCTCGCGGCTTAAATAACGACCAATCTGCTAATTTAGTGAAAACAAAACCGAAACAAAATTCAAATAATTTTAACAAAATAAAGCAGGAAATTCAAGCTGGCAGCAACCTTCATGAACATTTGGCAGAGTCCAGAAAAAAATTAGAAAACTCTACCGGTCTTAAAGGCGTGTTCGAAGGTGTAAAACCAATGACATCTGGCGGCAAAAATAAATCTCAAGGCCATGGGGCACTTCGGGACATGGACCCAAGCGATCCCGGTGTAGATATTACAGGAATCGTCAATATTGCTGGCGGGGCTTGGAAGCAATTGAAGTAATGGAAGTACGAAAAAGAAAAAACGAAACGGTTGAAAACCTAATTAAAAGGTTCATTCGCAAATCAAAAAAAACAAATATTGTTGAAGAATATAGAGAACGACAATATTATAAAAAACCATCAGAAATCAAAAGAGAAAAACATTTCCGAAGATTGGCTGAGATTGAAAAACAGAAAAGAAAAGAATTAGAAGAATAGTAACTATTTATAAGGTGAGGTAAATTATGTCAGTTTTTAAAAATTATGGGGCCGGTCTTGGGAATGTAGGGTCATATCAGGTTTCAGGAAAACCTTTTCTGAGTGGGGGCATCAATGTCAATGTAGCAACCGCAGGCGCTCTTGGTCCTTTAGAAATTTCTTTTCCGTCTGTCACCCGCTGGGTTATTGTTACAAATCATGATGTCAATAATGATGTAGATGTCGGCTTTTCAAAACTTGGATTTGATACAAATAATTTTTTTACAGTCTCTAGCGACACAAATGATCGCGCAAACATGATGACTCAAAGAATGGAATTAAAAGTTACATCGCTATTTTTGACTGGGGCATCAACCCAAGTTGATGTTATTGTAGGATTAACTGGAATCGATACGCAAGAAATACAAAATAACTGGTCGAGTTCATCGGGAGTGGGATAATGCCTTATACCCCGCAACCACCCGGTTTAGGACAGGTTGGAGCTTATCAAGTATCTGGAAAACCATTTGTAAGCGGAAACATTGATCTCTCTGTTTACACAGAGGGGCCAATAGAGATTAATTTCCCTTCTGTGACTCGCTGGATTATAGTTAGGAATAGGGGCGTGTCTGCCGATAATTCAAAGATAATTAAAGTCGCAGGTTCCGCTAATGGTTTCATAACAGGAGAATACTTTAGAGTCTCTGATGACTATAACGGAAGTGGAGCAAGACGAAACGCAACAACGCCACGAATGGAATTAAAAATGACTAAAATTTACTTAACGGGTTCTTCGGATAAAGTAGACGTAATTGCGGGATTAACTGGTGTACCTACCGAATCAATTAGAGACAACTGGTCTGGGTCTGCGGGGATAGGATAGTGAGCGTTTATACTTTGAGTCAACCCGGCTTAGGACATGTTGGATCGTATCAAGTTTCAAGTAAACCATATTTTCGTAGTCTTATCGCTAAGGCAGCAATACAAGTTATAGAATTCCCAACAATAACAAATTGGATTCACATAAGAAACATTGAAACACTCCTTGCTGCTGATGGCCCAAGAATATCTTTTTCAGAAAATGGAATGGATACAAATAATTATTTTGATTTATTATCTGCAAATGTAGAAAATGATACAAACTCAATCACTCTTCATGTAAAAGTCACCAAACTCTACTACAAAAGAATAATTTCATCAGATTCAGCATTTGATCTTGTTGCCGGTCTAACAAACATACCAACAGGATCCATACAAAACAACTGGTCTGGATCAGCAGGAGTTGGCTAATATACTACAATTTTAGTATTTTAACAATTTTACACACTATTTATTTGAGACAATTATTACTATTAGGAGATTTGAATGTCATCATCAATGTTAGAACAAGCAGTTATAGATGCCCAAGCACTTAAAGAAGCTGCAATTAAGAACGCGGAACAGGAAGTTCTTGAAAAATATGCAGGCGAAATTAAAGAAGCGGTTGACACATTGCTAGAGCAAACTGAAGAAGAGGATCTAATGGGTCTAGAAGCTGAAAAAGATTTTGAAGGCGCAAGCATGATAGATCCAGCAGCACCCGAACCTGATGAATTTACAGATCAAATCCCCATGAAAGCTCTAGATGGTCAAGATGCTTGTCCTTGTCCTGAAGACAAGGAAGTCGTTGAACTAGACTTGGATGCTCTTATGAAAGCTGCTTCTGATGTAGAAGATGAAGAAGATGAAGTTATGTTTGAAGCAAACACCTCTGATCTTGAAAATCTCCTAAATGAAGAGATGGAAGATGATACGGACGCCGAAGACGTTAAAGAAGAAGAGGTGGAAGACGCCCTAGTAGATGCTTTTGCTGAAGGTAAAAAGTTCCCAGACCTAACAGGAGATGGTAAAGTTACACAAGCCGACATCTTGAAAGGTCGTGGAGTTTTTGAGGAAGAAGAGTTAGAAGAAGAACTAGAAGAAGAGATTGAGCTTGATGAAGAATCTCTTAAAGATGCAATTGCAGAAATGTTAAAAGTTGATTTAGAAAATGTGCCTCGTGGAGATTTGGGAACTACTCATCCAACCAAAGCTCAACAAATTTATGCAGTCGATGTTGCAGCAGCAGCAGATGAATCAACCGAGAACGAAGAAGAAAACGCAGCCTTTGAAGAAGCTGTTAAAAAAATCGCAAAATTAGAAGAGCAAGTAAATTCTCTCAAGTCTGATAAGAATAGGCTTGAAGGTGAGCACAACGAACTTAAGAGTATTGCCCGTCAAGTTAGTGAAAAACTAACTGAACTTAACACAACAAATGCCAAATTGGTATACAAGAATCGAATACTGGAATCCAACTCCTTGAATGAGCGACAAAAAGAAAATCTTGTCGAAGCGGTTTCAAACGCGAATTCAACTGAAGAAGCCAAGGTTATTTATGAAACCTTACAGGAATCTTTACCTTCGAGTAATCAAAACACTCCGAAGAATCTAAGAGAAGCTATAAGTAAAAATAACAGGCTTGTTTTGAAATCAAACAAAGAAAAAACGCAATCTTCGGATTCCGCCGCAGAGCGAATGAAGAGGCTTGCAGGAATTATTTAAATTATTTAAGGAGAATTAATACAATGAGTATTATCGAAAAACTTACTGAGGGTATTGTTAGTCGCAATGTCCAAAAAGAAGGTCAAGCTGTTCTCAACAAATGGGAAAAAACTGGTCTTCTAGAAGGTTTAGAGAGTGATCACGGTCGTAATAGTATGGCTGCACTTCTTGAAAACCAAGCAAAAGAGCTTCTTCGTGAAGCATCTACAATGCAAGGTAGTGATGTTGAAGGCTTCGCTGCGGTTGCATTTCCAATTGTCCGTCGAGTATTTGGTGGACTAATCGCAAATGAGCTAGTGTCAGTTCAACCAATGAGCTTGCCATCTGGCCTTATTTTCTTCCTAGACTTTACCTATGGAGACACCAAGGCGCAGTATACTAAAGGCAATTCCGTCTATGGCGGTGGTGCAGTTGGTAATCAAATCACTGGTGGTGTTGATCTAACTGGTGCTAATGCAGAGAAGAGCTTTTACGCTCTTAATAATGGCTATTCTAGTCCAACTGCTTCATTTGCATCTTTGACAACCACACTATTGGGTTGGGGTACAGCGTCTGCAACAGATGCAGCCTCGTGGTCAAGCCTAACTCCCGCAAACGCTAATGCGATCACTCGTTATGACCCTGATCTTTCAGGTAGTGTTGTCGGCATTGGCTCAATTGCTAGATCCAGCTTTGAAACAGCTCAAAAAACACTCAATTTTGATGATTTAATCACGGTTGAAGTAAATGATGCTTCTGTTGGTAGTCTTACTAACATTCGACAAGTTCGACGCCTAACGCAACTTAGCAGTGGCTCTTTTGTTGGTGGAGGTCGTGACGGCACTGAGCTTCTTTTTGTCTTTGAGTGGACTGGTGCTGCTAATAAAAATAGTGACATTACCGCTTCTGTACCTCTGGTTGATATTGCAACTGGTTCAATTGTAGATGCATTCACCACCTCTGGTGTTGCAAAAGGTGCTATTGTTGGTCGAACCGACTGGGCACTTGAAAATACAAACCAAATTCCAGAAATTGACATCAAGGTTGACAGTGTATCAATCACCGCTGTAACCAAGAAGTTAAAGGCCAAATGGACACCAGAACTGCAACAAGACATCAATGCATACCACAACTTGGATGCTGAAGTTGAGTTGACTGGTATTCTTTCTGAAACAATTGCACTTGAAATCGATCAAGAAATTCTTGAAGATTTGATTATTGGCGCACAAGCAGGAACTTTCTTCTGGTCACGTAAACCAGGTAAGTTTGTAGCGCGTAGCGGAACAGCAGCTGCCCCAGGCGGTTCATCTACCAACGAAACATTGTATCCGGATTTCACAGGTACTGTTTCTGAATGGTACGAGACACTTCTTGAGACAGTCAATGATGTTTCTGCACAAATTCACAGAAAGACACTTCGCGGCGGGGCGAACTTTATCGTTACTAGCCCAGAAGTTGCAAACGTTCTTGAGTTTACTAGTGGTTTCCGTGCTGACACAACAGCCGATGAGAATCGTGGAACTGCCGGTGCAGTTAAGGTTGGCCAAGTGAGCAAGAAATGGGACATCTATGTTGATCCATATTTCCCACGAAATGTTCTACTTGTAGGTCGTAAGGGCAATAGCTTCCTAGAAAGTGGCTACGTATATGCACCTTATGTGCCATTACAAGTTACTCCAACCATTTTTGGACCAGAAGACTTCGTACCACGTAAGGGTGTCATGACCCGTTACGGTAAGAAGATGGTGCGTCCAGATATGTACGGACTCGTAATCGTAGAAGACTTACTCTAATTTATTAGATGTCTTTATAATCATTGAAAACCCTGTCTTTCTTCGTGAGAGGCAGGGTTTTCTTTTTCGTTTCAGCCTTTTTCAACTATTTAACTAGGAGGAGAAAAAAATGGCTACAGCACCACCTAAACTATCACCAGTCCAAAAAACCAGTCCATATGTACTAAAATCAACCGGTTCCTATGACAAGGTAATATCAACAAGTGTGCCGTATGGTGTTTATCTTGATGGTACAATGAAATCTACTGAATGGATTTCTGGTGCCGTCGCGCAGGTTTCTTTAACTTATAAGATGCTTGGTGGCGATGTTTTAGACATCGAGTTGACTGAGGACAATGTTTATACATCTTATGAGTTGGCCACCCTAGAATATTCTTATATTGTCAACAATCATCAGGCCAAAAATGTTTTGTCCGATTTCTTGGGAAATGCAACCGGAACATTCGATCATGAAGGGAAGATACAATCCGGCTCACTTTCTTCTAGTTTGGGAGGAACCCATGCATCCCTTAAATACCCAAAATTTACTTTTGAATATGGCAAAAGAGTTAGTAGGGGACTCGCAGCCGGTGCAGCCATTGGACCTGATGTAACGATCTACTCAGCCTCTATCGATGTGCAAAACAACCAACAAGAATATGATCTACAAAAGATTGTTCAAGACTTGTCCGTATCTTCATCAGCCACAGATGATATAGCTTTTACGGGTAGTATTAATAATAAAAGAATCGACATTAGAAGAGTGTATTATCGGTCGCCTGGTGTGATGTGGAGATTTTATGGGTACTACGGCGGATTAAATGTTGTAGGCAATTTAAACACATATGGTCAATATTCGGATGAATCCACATTTGAGGTCGTTCCGGCTTGGCAAAATAAATTACAAGCAATGGCTTTTGAAACCAGCCTTTACACCCGCGCTTCACACTATTCTTATGAAATAAGAGACAACAAGATTCGACTTTATCCACCACCCACCGAACCTGGTACAGGCTCACCACGAAAAGTGTGGTTCGAATTTAGTGTTCATACTGATTCTTGGGTTCAAGACGACACAAGAAAAGACGGTGCCGATGGGGTCAACAATTATAACACCATACCATTCGCCAACATCCCATACGACAACATCAATAGCATGGGTAAGCAATGGATTAGGAAATACGCTTTAGCAATTTCTAAAGAAATGCTTGCACAAGTGCGCGGTAAGTTTGCCACAGTTCCAATTCCTGGCGATTCGGTCACACTAAATGCATCTGAGTTGGGCTCTCAGGCCAAAGAAGAGCAGAATAGCTTAAAAGAAGAATTAAAAGCGTTATTAGATGAATTAACATATGCGGCAGTTATGGAGAAAGATGCTAAAATGTCCGAAGACTCTAGTCGAATTCAAGTACAAATTCCTTTAGGGGTCTATAGAGGGTAAATCAAGTGGCAGATGATAATAAATGGAACAGACCCGACAGTCCTCCACCTCCTCTTTTTTTTAACAAAAAAGAAAGAGATTTGGTCAAACAAGTCAATGATGAATTGATGGAGCGAGTAATCGGTCAGACTGTCTTATATTATCCAATAAGCCAGACCCACACCAACTTTCACCCTTTATACGAAGAAGCAATAGAGAAAAACTTTTTAGCACCTATAAGGGTTTATGTTCTTATCGATTGGGAAGGGAACGAATCTAATACTACCCAATATGGTGTAGATAGAGATTACATGGTCACGTGCCATTTTCACAAGCGCCGATTAACTGAAGATCAAGATTTGTACGTAAGAGAGGGTGATTTTATTCTTTATGGCGAATCTTATTATGAGATAGTTACTTTGACAGAACCAAAACGCTTGTTTGGTAATAAAGATTACATGTTAGAGATTTCAGCCAAGTGTAAAAAATCTCGTCAAGGCTTGTTTGATGGGAGATAGAAATGAAAGATAGAACCAACATTAGCGGAACCATCAAGCAAATCTTACCTTTTAAACCATCTACATTAGAAACGATTGATTATGCCATGTATGATTGGATCCAACAACAGATGGATGTTTTCTGCACGACCAACAAAGGCTTTAAAAAAGTTCCATGCGTATGGGTGTCGGGAGAACGCTCTTCACAGATCAAAAATCATAAAAATTTAAGAGATTCTGAAGGGACTCTCATATTTCCTATTATCGCTATACGAAGAAACAAATTTGAAAAAAATCCAAACAAAAAAGGAAATTTTTATGGCAACGTGTTTCCGGTTCCAGATAAAAAAGGAGGCTCAATTACAATTGCTCGTCAAGTCCAACAAAATAAATCAGCCAACTTTTTAAATGCAGACACTTATCGAAAAAAATCTGGGATTGCTGGAAATGCTGGTGAATTCGGTGGACAGCAAATTAATTTTCCAAATAAAAAAAACAAAAACCCCAAAATTGTATATGAAACAATTACAATTCCGATGCCTGTATATGTTGACGTATCTTACACCATCAGCGTAAGAACTGAATATCAACAACAAATGAACGAAATAGTACAACCTTTTGTAGTGAATACAGGTGGGATCAACTCTAGAATCATAGTTAGTCGCGACGACCATCAATATGAGGCTTTTATGCAGCAAGATTTTGCAACAAAAAACAATGTTGCCGAAATGGGCTCAGAGCTAAGGATTTATGAGACAGAAATAAATGTAAACGTTTTAGGTTATTTGGTTGGGGCAGATAAAAACCAAGAACAGCCAAATATAGTGATAAGAGAAAATGCAGTCCAAGTCCGCATTCCTAGGGAAAGAGTGATATTTGGTGACATACCAGATTGGAAAAATGGAAAATACCGCTCATAGTGTTTCCATTTGTCTTTTGCTCGGATAAGATACTATTTATTAAAGAATTTAAGTATTGTAATACTAAATAAGGAGATACACATCAATGGCAAAAACCGGCGTCAGCAAATTTAGATTTATTTCACCTGGGATTCAAATTGCAGAAATCGACAATTCTCAATTACCTCGTGAACCAGAAGAGATAGGTCCAGTAATTATCGGAACGGCAGTGCAAGGACCAGCATTGCGACCCACAAAAGTAAATTCATTTTCAGAGTTTGTAGAAATCTTTGGAATGCCTCAAGCAGGAAACAAAGGCGGAGACATCTGGAGAGAGGGTAATTTTGGGTTGACACCGACTTATGGAGCTTACGCTGCACAAGCTTGGCTCAGAAACAACAGTGCTGTTACTTTTGTTCGCCTTTTAGGTCGTGAAAATACTGACAGGACTGCTGCTGGTAGAGCAGGTTGGGAAATCGGCTCTTCCTATTCAACTTCCGCTCCGGGAACAAGCGGCGGCGCGATGGGTCTTTTCTTAATCAACTCCTCAAGTACAAACTATAACGTCGCACCACAAACCGGAACTTTGGCTGCAATTTTTTATTGCTCCGAGGGTCGTGTTGATTTGTCGGGAACTATACTGGGTGGCACTGTCACCACTGGCTCTTCAAATGCACTGATTACAAGTGCTGGAACTAACAAAGAATTTGTAGCTCTTGTTAAAAGCGGTTCAGCAATGAACGTTTCAGAAACCATTACTTTCAATTTTGATGAAAACTCTAAAAAATACATTCGTAAAGTGTTTAACACCAACCCAACACTTTTAGGGTCTGCGGGTGAGAGACAATATGCTTCTACCAACCGAAGAACCTATGTGCTTGGCGAAACTTATGATAGAGAAATTGATGAGTATGTAACAAATACAGGTGCAAACGGAAATGTTGTAGGTGTTATGGTTCCGTTGGCGAATTCTAACACTGACACAAATCATAACCGCTCAAACCTGATCAAAGGATCCACAGGGTGGATTATCTCGCAAGACTTAAATAGCTATTCAAGTTTTTATCCTAAAAATGACAACATTAAAAAGTTGTTTAGATTTAGAAGTCTTGAAGGTGGTGATTGGAACCAACAAAATATCAAAGTTTCAATTCGAGACATTACTGCTGCACCAAACGAGTTTCAACCATATGGAACATTTACCGTCGAAGTTCGTTCCGCAACTGATAGTGATGCAGATCCTGTAGTTTTAGAGAGTTTTACGAATTGCAATCTTAATCCTTCTTCTGAAGATTATATTGCTCGGAAAATCGGCGATTCCTATGCAGAATGGAGTGACACCGATAGAAGTTATAGGGATTATGGAGATTATCCAAACAAATCCAAGTATGTGTATGTTGATGTACATTCGGATGTCCGCGCTGGAGCAACCGATCCTGAACTTCTTCCATTCGGGTACTATGGCCCAGTTCGTCTGCGTGGATTTGCAGTCACCGGTTCGACTGCAACCCAAGTTCTCACCCTCAGAGAGGACAATTCTGGTGCAACAACTTCCTATACTTCCAATGCCGTATTGTCAGTGGGTGGAAAAGGTGCTTATTCAACTGGTATTATGTCATTTGCAGGCGACCAATTTAGGGGCACATTCTTTTATCCAAAAACACATTTACGTAGAAGTTCGGAAATCGGCAACCTATCCAGCCCTACTGATGCGTACTTTGGAGTAGATACAAGCCGTTCTGGTAGTTCAAACCGGTTCGAGAATTCCTATGTTGACGTAGTAAGGGGCTTACCAGATGTTCTTAGGGCGACAGACCCAGGAAACACAACCCCAGATGGAACCTCAACCAACGGACCAACAGAGTATGAGTATGTATTTACACTTGATAATGTAACAAGGTACTCAGCTTCCGCAGCAAGTTCAATTGTTGATGGAACAACAACATTTTCTACTACGCAAGCATTTTACTTGTCCGGTTCAAGACGAGCTGGCTTCTCGATTACAGCTACAGGCTCTGCCCCAACATACAAGGCAATTTTAGACGCAGATTTCGATAAATTTACAGCTCCAATGTTTGGTGGATTCAACGGCATTAACATTAAAGAGTTGAATCCGTTTAACAACAATACTCTGGGGAATAGTGCCAATGAATTTACAAGCTATGCTTACAATTCTGTTAAGATGGCAGTTGATTCATGCGCTGACCCTGAAGTTGTTGAATATAACATGATGACAATGCCTGGACTAACTGAAAGTACCTTGACTGATAAGATTATTAATCTTTGTGAGGATAGGGGAGATGCTTTGGGCGTGATTGACATCGAAGGAAACTACACTCCTCGCGCAGACCGTTCAGCATATTATGCAAGTGACTCAAATACAAATGTTCGAGGCAATGTTTCAACCGCTGTTAGTACATTGAACGACCGAGTTATTAACAATAGTTATGGTGTAACTTATTACCCATGGCTGCAATATGTTGATGAAAACAACGGACTGGATTTTTGGGGTCCACCATCAATTGCGGCAGTCGGCACCTACTCAAGTGCTCAAGCAAACGAAGAATTGTGGTTTGCTCCAGCAGGCTTTAAGCGTGGAGGTTTGACCAACGGTGCAGCAGGACTTCCAGTGATTGGAGTACGCCAAAGATTGACCTCTAAAGATAGGGATCAACTTTATGACGCAAACATCAACCCAATCGCTTCATTTCCAGCAGAAGGAATCGTAATGTTCGGACAAAAAACACTACAAAAAACACCATCTGCCTTGGATAGAGTAAATGTTCGACGGTTGATGATTTATGTCAAGAAAGAAATTTCACGGATGGCAGCGACATTACTGTTTGAACAAAATGTTCAAGCAACATGGGATCGCTTCACAGCACAAGTTGTTCCATTTTTGGACAATGTGAAGATTAAATTAGGGTTGACCGACTTTAAGGTATTGTTGGACAAAACAACCACAACACCAGATTTGGTAGACCGAAACATTATGTACGCCAAAATTTATTTGAAACCAGCTCGTTCAATTGAGTTTATTGCAATCGACTTTGTAATTACCAATAGCGGTGCTGCTTTTGAAGACTAAAATAAAAAAGGGCACTATTTACAAAAGGAGAATAACAAATGGCATTTTGGCAAACAACAGACGTAGAACCTAAACGCGGTTATAGGTTTATCTTAAGCATTCCAGGCTTTCCGCAATATATTATTAAGAGTGTAAAAAAACCATCTTTCACGATTGGTAAATCGCAACACCAGTATCTTAATCACACTTTTTACTACCCAGGAAGAACAACTTGGAACCCAATTAACTTCACGATTGTTGATACGGTTGGAGATGAAGACAACGGTTCAGCCAAACTGATGGCTCTTTTGGACGCATCAGGGTATAATTTGCCAGCAGTAAATTCATTTCAAACAATTTCTAAAAAATCAGCCGTAAATGCGTTACAATCAGTACAGATACAAACTATTAACGCAGAGGGTGATGTGATAGAGTCTTGGCGATTAAAAAATGCTTGGATTGAGTCTGCCGATTTCGGGCAGTTGTCGTATGACAGTGAAGATATTCTAAATGTTGAAATTTCACTGAGCTACGATAATGCAGGTTTGACCACGGTTAATCCTCCTCGAAACTACCCTACTGGCTTCAGCGGTTAATAAATAAAAGGAACTACAAGAGGTATATATGCCACGAAACAATGAATCTCGTTTGGGGGTTCGTAAAGAAGATGAATCATCGTCTTCTGAAAGTACAAATTCATTACTTAACTTTGTAATACCAACAGAATTTGTACCAATTCCAACAAAAGGAAAATTCTATCCCCCAGACCATCCACTACATAATGTGGAACAAGTAGAGATGCGCTATATGAGCGCAAAAGAAACAGATATTTTAACATCAAAATCACTTTTAAAAAAGGGAATTGCAATTGACAGGATGATAGAAAGTCTTGTTGTTGATAAAAACATTAAAGCAAACGAGATTTTTACAGGCGACAAAAACGCTCTAGTCGTTGCCGCCCGAATCAGTGGTTTTGGTGAAAACTATGACGCACATGTTATATGTGAGGAGTGCGGTCACAAGAGCGAGCAATCGTATGATCTTTCCGCTCTACAAACAAAAGAAACACCAGAAGACATTGAGTTCTCTGAACACGGAACATTTTACATTACACTGCCTAAAACAGGTGTTGTAGCAGAATGTTGCCTATTAACCGGAAAAGATGAAGCCGAGCTGCTCCGCAGAGCAGAAAAAAGAAATAAAATGAATCTAACAGACACAACTATGACAGATCAATATAAAATGATTATTGTATCTTTGAATGGAGTAACAGAAAGGAGTAAGGTTGAGGAATTTGTTGATGTAATGCCTGCAATGGACGCCAGTCATCTTCGTAAAGAATATGATCGCGCCCGTCCAGACGTAGACATGAGTTGCGAGTTTGAGTGTCAAAATTGTGGCGCTGAAAATGACGTAAACATCCCGTTCTCAACCAACTTTTTTTGGCCTAAGTGATAAGTATATAGAATATGTGTATGAACATTTATTCTATTTAAAACACTATGGTGGTTGGAGTTTCGCCGAAGCCTATAGTTTACCCATTAAATTAAGAGAGTGGTGGGTAGAAAGAATCGGCAAAGAATTCAAGCGAGAACAAGAACAAATGGAAAAAGCCTCTCAAGCCTCTCAAAGAGGAAATGTGAGAGGTCGTTAATACTTTAGAACCTCCCTTGTGGAGGTTTTTTATTTTTTGAATGAACTATTTATCTTGTGAGGTTTACATCATGAAAGATGAACAGGTAATTAATTTTTCTGAAAACATTAAAAATATCTTAAAAGCGATGATGGGTGCAGATGTTGCTCCTGTGTCAATTAAAGGAACACAAGAACAGTTAGACCTTTTGACGAGGACGTTGGTGCAAGAAAAAAGATACTTAGAAGCATTCCAACAGTATGGTTCAGAGCATCCAAGAACAGAAAAAGAAAGATCATCTTTGGAACGACAAGTCGATAAGTTTGAACAAACAATGAAAATCGATTGGCCTCTGAGGTAATATACTAGATGGCTGACCCAATAAACCCAGGACTACTCGGCGCTGCTGGTCGAGCTGCGCTTGCCGGAGCAGCAGCAGGGCAAATTGCACCTGGCACCGGAGCCGCAGTCGCATCCACAACTGCTGGTATTGAAGGTCTTACAAACGTTATAGACAACCTCAAAAGAGCTGTTGATACAGTTACAAAAAGCTTTGACACCTTTGACAAGAATGCCCAAAGTTTGGCAGGTGTCATGGGAAGTGGTGGAGGTTGGTTTAAGTCATTTTCTGACGCAGCAGGTCAAATTGATAGTGTAAGGGCAGAATTACAAAGAGCAACCGGACAATCAGATCAATACGCCTCTAGTGTGCTTAGTCTTCAAGGTGCTTTAGTGGGGCTTGGTGTCAACACCGACGAGGTTAAAAGTTCTTTTATCGAGTTGAACGAAGGTTTTAGTGATTTTTCTTTGTTGGGGCCAAAAGTGCAAAAAACACTTGCCAGACAAGCACTTCAAATGGAAAAACTTGGAATAAGTAGTGGAGATACTGCAAAACAATTTCAATTATTGGGCAAAGCCCTAAATATGAGCCAAACAGACATGATTAAGACTCAAGACAGAATCACTAAAGCTGCTCTTTCTGCCGGGATTGCACCAAAACGTATGATTGCGGACTATAATTCGGTAATGCCGAATCTTATCAGATATGGAAAGGGAGCAGAAAATATTTTTTTGAAATTGGCAGCTCAATCTAAGGCAACAGGAACTGAAATGAGTCGTCTTGTAGCTATTACCGAAGACTTTGATGAGTTTGAATCAGGTGCAGAAAAAGTTGGTAAATTGAACATGTTATTGGGTGGCCCTTATCTTAACAGCATTAAAATGTTGAAAGCTGATGAGGCCGAAAGAATAGATTTGTTAAGAGACTCTATTAGGCTTAGTGGAAAATCCATTGACCAATTCAGCAGATTCCGTCAAAAAGATTTGATGAGAGCGTTTGGTTTTAAAGACATGGCAGAAATGTATCGAGAATTAGGAGCAAACCAATCAGCTATAGATAGAGTAGTGGAAAAGATGAGTCCGCAACAACGCGCACAGATAAACTTAAACAAAGCCATCGAAAAAGGTGTCACAATTGCAGAAAGATTCCAAGCATTTTTTGAGAGCGCAAGTAGGATAATCGGAAGCAAGTTTCTTCCAATAATGCAAGAATTTGCTAGTTTTATGATGTCTGGATCAGGCGGTAAAGCCATTACTACAGTCCTGTCATCATTTGCGTCTGGTATTGAAAGTGTCACAAACCTGTACAAAGGTTTTAGCCCTGAACTAAAAGACCAGATTAAAAGTTTTGGAATATTTGCCCTTAAAATGACTGCCACATCATTTGCAGTTAGTGGGTTAAAGAAGGCAATGATGCCTCTTTTAGAATTATTCACGTCACCTGCAACTGGCTTAGTTGCAGTGACTACATGGCTTCTAACTAATTGGGACGAAAACACAGGTGTTCCCGGCCTTGTAAATTCACTGGCAAATCAGTTTATTAAGTTGGACAAAAGTATTACCGGTTTTTTGGATAAATACTCAAAAGAAGGTCCACTAAAGGATTGGATTAAACCCGTTAAAGAACTGTATACTGCCATAAGAAATCTTTTTAGTGGAACCAACAGTCCACTCAACAACTCAAAAGCTGTTACTGATGGATTACTCAATACTTGGACAAATTTTATTGGAAAAATTAAAGAAGGATTGACGAGTGTTGGTAATTTCTTTGAAAAATATAACAAAGAAGGTGGAGAATCAAAATCTCTTTTTGGCGCGATTGGAGAGGCTATAAAGAAAGAGGTTGATGGTATTATCGATTCTGTTTTGACATCCTTTGAAGTCAAATTATCAGATAGATATGGTGGTATTTTAGGGGAATTTATAAATACAGAAAGAAATAGCGCGGCAGGTGGCCTCGGGCGTTTTATCCCTGATGAGGCACTGGAATTCGCAGGCATCAAAGCTTTCGACCAAGAATTTGCTGGACAGCTTGCAGCGAATAACGCGAAACTTGGTGGGTTACAGGCAGTAAATGATTTTATTTCAGAATTAAAAGCGGGAAGAAGTTCGAACGACCTTCAAATGACTGCGGTTGGTCAAGCTTTGAGTGCTATGGGTGTAGGCGATCTTACAAGCAAGTCTGACATCTTGGATGCAATTAGAGAAAACAGACACTCTGGTGGAAATGTACAATCAATGACCCCCACAAGATTTCGACAAGACGAAGGTCTTATTTATGCACCATCAGGAAATGCCTTTGTAATGGCAGCTTCACTGATGAACAATAACGGTATGAATCCTGGCTCGAACAATGATAAGGGCAACATTTATCTAGATGGTGAAAAAGTAGGGAGAGTGTTGTTTGGCAACAATTATGACGTTTCAGGATAATAAAACGTATTTTTTGTTTTCCTCATATATACTAAGAGAGGACAAGAATAATGGCTGATAATGATAGAGGACCAGGAGCACTAGCTGATTTTTTCAGGAACATTCAAGGAAGCTATGTTGACCAAACCGAGGCGTTGGCTCGCGGCCTCGGGCAGGTTATTACATTTGAACATGTTCCAACTGGAACTCGCGTCACATTTAAAGCCTTTTTAAAGAATTTCCAGGACCAATACAGCTCTAGGTGGAATGCTCACTCTGGTTATGGACGAATGGATGATGTTATGCAGTTTGAATCTACAAAAAGGACAATGACTTTGGGCTTTGATGTTGTAGCTGGTGATTTAACGGAAGCAAAACAAAATTTATCTAGAATTTCAACATTGGCTCAGATGCTGTATCCTACATTCGAGGGAGATTCCGGTCCACAAACAATTAAAGCAGCTCCTTTACTTAAAGTCAAATTTATGAATTGGGCACAAGATTCTGAAAATGGAATGGGGCTTGTATGTGCTTGCCAAGGTTTTGCATATCAACCAACATTAGAGCCAGGTGTTTTTACAGCGCGTGAAAAAAATGGAAAAAACAAAAATGTTCTTTACCCAAAAGTTTGTACAATCACTACGAACTTGACAATCATTCATCAACACAAATTGGGTTGGAAATTCAGTGAAATTAAACTCCAAAAAGGTTCATTGAATTATCATTCACCACAAGCACCAAATTTTCCCTATGGACAGCTTATCGCAGGAAGTCCAACCCCAACACTCATAGCAGAAAATAACAAACCAAACCCATCTCTTGATCAGAAAGACAAAAACAAAATAACGGGAGAGAACGAATGACATCAAGATATTCTAAAACCGAGATAGGAACAAATTCATCAACCCAGTATGATAATCTTTTTAAAGAAAGAGATGTTAAATTTATTCGTCAATATTTCACCCCAAAACTAAAACATTTGGACGCTAAAGAAATGAAAAACATTAACGGCATCTCTCACTTGTGGAAGGTTGGAGATCGCTACTATAAATTGGCTCAACAATATTATAATGACTCTAGTTTATGGTGGGTAATTGCATGGTTTAATCGTGCGCCAACTGAAGCTCATCTTAAAATAGGAGACACAATTGTCATACCTACTCCACTTGATGAATGGCTAGATCAAACAGAGGTGTAAAATGGGAACCAAAAATACCAAAGGTTATGAATTTTCAGACCAAGCATTTTTGATGGATTTTATTCATATTTTTCAAAACACGGTATATAATGCTGATCGCAAGCCCGATGAACCTATAATGGTGCCAGTAAACTATCCGAACTTTATACAATTAAGCGGAGAACCTGGTGCCGAAGTTAATCGATTAATTAGTACACCCTATTCACAAGAATTAGAGTTTAACAGTTTCACAACAGCTCAATTATCACTGCTAGTTCCTCAAATAAAAATATATGTCACCATACGAACCGATCAAGGTCCAATTTATGCTCAACTTCCCTTGAATGATGTTCAATCTTTGGAATCTATTACAAAGAGCTTTTCTGGTCGCGGAACTGATGTTACTTTTGAGAGTATCCAATGGGTTGATCAAAACAAAAATGATAATTTTGGCTCCTTTGAAGGTAGTTTAAAGATGCGGTTTCAAAGCCTCGAAGGGCTTTTCATGAAAAGAGGAACTGTAGAGGGAGTTGAATATGGTTTCTTTAATTTAATTCATGCCCAACAAGCAAAAGATCAGTATGTGTCCCAACAACAACAAAATGTTCAAGACGCCAACATTGCATGGCCAATTAAAGTTGTTGTGGGGTATTCAGTCCCTGACGATCCTCAAAACAGTATTTTTACCCAACAACAGATAAATCTTGTAAACTCGTTAAAACAAACTCTTTTATTGAACGTATACAAGCACGAGATGGATTTCGCTGAAGACGGCTCAGTTAAGTTTGCAGCTACTTTTACAGGGAACATGGATTTTAGAGCACCAACTAGTGTTGAATATGATTTGTTTTTGACATCCCCTACTACACTGGAGGATCAAATTGTTAAAAACGAAAAATCTAGAATAAACCGACAAATACAAGACGTTAAAAAGAAGCAACAAGGTGAAGAATTAATATCTGATCGAGATAAAGAAGTGGATAAAAACACCTTAAATGGCTTGAAGCAAAGGTTATACGGTTTAAATTCTGTATCCGAACAAGATGCATACTCTCAATTGTTAAATTATATTCTTACCTTTAAGGGGAGCAGAGATGAACTTGGAGGCAGATTGTTTTATATTGATCTCACAGCAGATGTTGTCAACGCTTACGGAGATTTAAAAGAAACATTCGCGAAAGAGATAGAACAAGGTAAGGGCAAAAAAGCCATAACCACTGCTCAACTCAAACAAAAGCAGGACGAAAAAAACAAAAAAGTTAAAAGGGTGTATGATACAATAAATGATGCTCTCGAACTTCCCGAAATCTCCACAACCGATCAGTATGTTTCAGACGCTATTGCACTAGTGAAAAAAACGAACTTACAGGGAGAAAAGGAAAGAAAAGACTTCCAGGCAAACTGGGGTAAAAAATATTCAAACAACAAGAAAAAAAAAGATACACCACATCGTTTAAACTTTTTTTTCTTAGGAGATCTGATTCAAGCGGCTTGTGCCATTATTCACGAAAGACCAGAAATCAAAAGCGACTGTAATCTTAATAAATCAGGCAATAAAGCAAATGATCTAGAAAAAAAGATGTGGGATCAAATAAGGGTAATTGTGGGCACTACAAGAATTAAAAACCCTATTTCGGCAATTCAAGTAATTGGCGGCAAAGAAAAAGAAACTTTAGTTGATAGTATTTGTTTAGCTGATATACCTATTTCTTTCAATACATTTCAAAATTTTTGGAATGAAAATGTTTGGGCAGCCCAAAAAGACTCATATCCTTTACCCCAACTTCTTCGAGATGTTTGTGGTGATTTAGTATCAAGAGCTATGAGTGGGTGTTTATTCGGTGGAAAACTTGATGGGGAAAGAGGTCGTGCATCAATATACAGATTTAACATTCCTAACGGCGATCCTTTAGACGAAATATGGAAAAAAGGGACAAACAAAAGGATCACTCTGGAAGAAATAGCGGAGGCAAGATGGGAATCTGTTAAAGAAAATAGGGGCAACGATGTTAAGGAATATATGGTTCTCCAAGGTAATGTCTCTTCTCCTGACTTCTTAAAAGTTAAAAAAGGAGATCTATCCGCCAAACGTCTTTATAATGAAAAAAATAGCATTTCAACACTTACAATAGGTGGAAGTTCTGGTTTGGTTAAAAAAATCACACTAAATAGGATCAAAACACCACAATCTTTCGTGGCTGAAAATATAGTTAGACACGCAGACGGTTCAGGAAACAGTTTGGTCGTGGCACAAATGTACGATTGTAATGTTGAGATGTTTGGAAACCCCATTATACAAAACGGCAATTATATATATTTAGAGCCTCGCTCGCTTGGTGTTCCAAGCAATTTACCTAAATCACTAAAAGGGGAAGTTCCGGCATATGAATGGGCCTCATATATAGGATTAGCAGGTTATTATCTAGTGACAAGAACAACTAATACAGTAACGAGACAAGGATATACAACAACAGTCTATGGAAAGCCAGACAGTGCTCAAATAGGTTCTATCAAACCAAAATTAGGGAACCAAAAACCATCACAAAATAATATGAAAAAGGACATAAGCAGTAAATAATGCCAACTTACAATGGGAAAAATGGCTTAAGAGCTAAAAACATGTTTAATCAAAGAGCATTATACCAAGCTAATGGTTATAATTTTGAGATTAATCCTATTGATTTATGGAGTGAAAAAAAACTATATGGAAAAATTGCACCGGATGGATCCACAATCTACCCAATAGCATCGGTCATGAAAAGAATAGAGGCTTCTGAAGAAGGTGAAAACTTATTTGTTCTCGATTTTGTTGCAGACGCATTTGAAGATATGCGACAGGATTACATATTAACACAAAAGTTAAATCCAGAAGGTAGTATATTTGAAGAATTACTGGCGAGAAAAGGTTATGATAATCCGCTGCTAAAATGGGAGTCATATTCAGCCAAAATAATAAATGCCTTTATTGAAGAGTGGTTGTCTCTTGAAAAACGAGATGAAAAGATTGTAACGTTTAAAGATTACATAATGGAATTTGAAATGTTCATGAGAAATTTTGCTCACAAAATGCCACTAACATTAACAAATTATCTATTAACAAGCGAAATATCTCCTTTATCTTCAGGGATTATGATTGAGCTGGCAAATGCAGATCATGGTAATGATACTGTTAAGTCTTTATTTTATATGAAAAATGAATGCTTTACTTGCTATACTGAAGCAGCCCAAAAATATGGATTTAAAATAGATAAAAATGCTCCTTGGCGCTTGGTTGCGGATCTTAAGTCGCCTTTTATGAAACCATACCTACAAAAATACAGCCAGTCTTTTGAAAGTGTGTTTCAAAATTATTACATAAAGACATACAGCGCAGAAATACAGTTAATAAAAGATCTTTTACTTTCATCTTATCTAAATTTTATCACCGATAGTCCTTATATCCAAATGTATCAATATTATGGAAAGTGCAAAAAAACATTAAGAAAAATGATTGAACGCGAACTAATAACTGAAGCTCAAATGAATGAACAATTTCCCGATCCTTTTTGGGTTGGATATTATATACAATTATTACACAATGAGTCGCCCAATATCCTTAATAATTCCGATATTTTAAATCTGACCTCGACAGCACAAACTTTAGTAAGAAAAAACGAAAGCGAAACAGCCTATAAAATTATTTTTGAAAAATTTAATAATCCTGGTTGACAGCCTTTCAAAAATATGCTACGATCTCAAATATGTTATTTCACATAATTGATAAAAAACAGGAATGTCCAAGTGTTTATGCAGACAAAGCGATTATAAAACACCCTGAATATAATAAATATTCAAAAACATGGTCATATAGTCCTGTCTTAAAAGATTATGATATTGAATATGCATCCTTATATATTAAAAATAATAATATAGATCAGTGTTGTCCTGACAGTATAAAAGAAGAGTGGGAACAAGTCAAGAAAAAGCATCATGCTTTTTACAACTCATTTAGAGAGGCGAAAGTAAAACATTATGATTATTGCTTTTATGACTTGGTGCCTGAAAGTTTTTCAATGAAATATTTTGATCTCAGGACACAAATAACAGAACATGTTCTAAGCAATTACGAAAAACCAGATAATTATGAGTTTTTACTGGAATTGTCCAAGTTAATATCAGATATAGAGAGTAACAAATTGCGTATTGACTTGAGTCAGTTAAGCGATCAGCTACACCAATACAAAACTAGAAGGTTTAAGGCCAAGGTTAAATGTCTCAGACCATTCATTGAATATAATATATTTGGCACTATCACTGGGCGTCTCACCACAAAACGTGACTCTTTTCCGATCCTTACGATGGATAAGAATTATCGAAAAATTGTTAAACCCAAAAATGATTGGTTTATTGAATTGGATTTCAATGCGGCAGAGCTAAGATGTTTGCTTGCTTTGAATGAAGAGGAGCAACCAAATAACGATATACACGAATGGCATGGTCAAATTCTTAATAAATTATCGGATCATGTGTTTGATCGTGATGAGATTAAAAGAAAGATTTTTGGCTGGCTTTATGGACCACCAAATGTATCGTTGGGAATCCCTCAGATTGAAAAATATTACGACAAAAAGAAAGCATTAAATAAATATTGGGACGGGACTCAAATTAAAAATCCGTTTGGAAGAACTGTTCAGGCTGACGAGTTTCACGCACTGAATGCGATCATCCAGAGCACAACATCTGATGTGTTTTTGAGAAGAGCAATCGCAGTAAATAAAATATTAAGAAACAGAAAATCCTTTACAATGGCGCTGATTCATGATAGTATGGTGATTGATTTTTCCCGTGATGATAAAGAAATTATCCAAGAACTGATGGATGTTTTCAGCGATACTGATATGGGAAAATTTAAAGTAAATGCAAGTCTTGGAACAGATTTTGGAAATATGAAGAGGTTCAAATGACAATTAAAAAGTATGACAAACTAGTAAGAGACAGAATTCCATCAATTATAAAAGAGCAGGGAAAGCAATGTTCTTATTATGTTGCCGACGATAATGAATATCAAAATAGATTAATTTATAAATTAAAAGAAGAACTCCAAGAGTTTGAAGAAAACCCTTGTGTTGAAGAATTGGCGGATCTCCATGAAGTAGTTGTCACAATCGCTGAAACGAACAAGTGGGATTTGTTGGGGGCAAGAATTAAAAAGAACTTAAAACGTGGAGCATTTCAGAAAAAATATGTTCTTCGGGAAGTATCAGAATAATGGATGCAGTTATTGGCCTGGGCAAAGCCGGTTGTAATATCGCCGACAAGTTTGCTCAATTTCCTCAATATTTGACATATAAAATTGATGTTGGTCTGAAGAAGACCAAACATACTTACCCCATAAAAGAGCATCAAAAGTTAGAAGATTATGAAGAAAAAATACCCTCAATGAGGTCATTCTTTAAGGGGGTAAAGGGTGATGTTCTTTTTGTTTTAGCAGGCTCAGGAAAAGTAAGTTCCGCAACTCTATCAATTCTAGAAAACCTAAAGAAGTGCTCAATAAATATTTTATATATTAAACCAGAGATGTCACTATTAAACGAAGATCAAGTTAAGCTAGAGCGATTAGTGTATAACGTACTTCAAGAGTATACTAGGTCTGGCGTTTTCGAGAGAATGTACATTGTTTCTAATGAAGAAATAGCCGATATTATTGGTGATATTTCAGTTAAAAATTATCATGAAAAGATTAATGAAATGATTGTTTCAACAATTCACATGATTAATGTTTATAAAAATAATCAAGCAATTACAGATACTTACTGTAATCTACCAACCGGAGCAAGACTAACAACAGTTGGTATGTCAAATTTAGAAAAAAATGAAGAACGAATGTTTTTTTCGCTTGACAACGTGACAGATATAGTGTACTATTACACTCACAATAAAGAAAAGCTTGAATCAGATTTCGCGCTCATGAGTAAAATAAAAAATGCTGTTTCTTTGAAGAAAGAAGATGGTGTTAGAGTTACTTATGGGATCTTCGAGACTGATTATGAACAAGATTACATTTATTGTTTAAATCACTCATCGGTGATACAAAAATAAAAACTGGAAGATTGGGATATTTGCTGATCTTACCTTAAGGAGAAAATAAATATGGCATTAGACATGGCTAAAATGAAGGCCAAACTTCAGGAACTTGAATCAGGTGGTAAATCTAAATCAGACAATGTTTGGTGGCGACCTCAAGAGGGTGATCAAGACATCCGTCTTGTTCCCACCGAAGATGGGGATCCGTTCAAAGTATATCACTTTCACTATAATCTAGGTGAAGGCGCTCGTGGCGGGATTCTTTGCCCTAAACGACAATTTGGGGATAATTGTCCAGTTTGTGATTTCGCATCAAAACTGTGGCAAGAGGGTACTGAAGAAAGCAAGAAGATGGCTAAGTCTCTTTTTGTTCGCCAACGGTTTTTCTCCCCTGTAATTGTGCGTGGTGAGGAAGAACAAGGTGTGAAAATCTGGGGCTATGGTAAAACCATTTATGAAACCCTTTTGGGTCTTGTTTTAAATCCTGATTATGGTGATATTACTGACACTGATTCTGGTGTGGACTTTACCTTAAATTATACTCTTCCAAAGACAAAAGGTGCGTTTCCTCAAACAAATCTCGTACCCAAGAGAAAATCCTCAGCTTTGGCAAGTTCAAAAGCGGGAATCAAAGAAATACTGGAACAGGTTCCAGAAATTGATTCTCTATTTCAGCGTAAATCAACAACAGATGTTAAAAACATTTTGGAAGCATTCCTAAACCCGATTGATGGTCCAAGTGTCGATGATGTTGGAATCAGTAGTGTAGACGAAGCAATTCGCGAATTGTCTGCGTAAATAAAAACATTTAGTTTTTGAAAGCACTGCGATGTTAAAATCTAATGTCGCAGTGCTTTCTTTTTTTATAGGAGAATATATGGGTGACGGAAAACTCTCATCAAAAGATATTTTAAAAATGATCAACAAGAAAGCAGGCCGAACTGTTGCCTTTTCAGGAGATCAAGAAAGCCCTGCCGATATTAAAGACTGGATTTCCACGGGCTCGCGCTGGCTAGACTCTATCATCTGCCGAGGCCAACTAGCAGGCATTCCTGTTGGTCGCGTAACCGAAATAGCGGGTCTTGAAAGTTCTGGAAAATCTTATATGGCTGGTCAGGTTGCCCGAGAAGCTCAAAAGAAAGGCATCAAGGTTCTTTACTTTGACTCCGAACAAACAATGACAAGTGAATTTCTTGAAAAACTTGGTTGTGATATGGAAGGTGATAATCAAATCCTTATCATTCAGCCCGACGACATCGAAATGGTTCTTGAAACCGCCGAGCTGTGCATGTCAAACGATCCCGACAATCGATACTTGTTCGTTGTGGATTCTTTAGCAATGACCCCATGCCGTGCAGATCTAGAAAAAGATTTTAACCCACAAGCATCAATGGCTCAAAAACCAAGAGTCCTTTCGCTGGGGATGCAGAAACTGACAGTTGCACTTAACAAATCTCAGTCAACATTGCTAGTTCTTAACCAACTCAAGACAAACATTAACACGTCCAACCCTATGATGATGTTGTCGCAACCTTGGTTTACACCTGGCGGCAAAGCGATTATTTATGCTTACTCATTAAGAGTTTGGCTCACCGGCCTAAAAGGTAAAAAGACTTTTATTGAAGATGATAATGGATATAGAATAGGGTCGGAAGTAAAAGCCAAACTAGAGAAATCTAAATTCGGTACTCAAGGTCGAATTTGTAATTTTAAAATCTTGTGGGGTGGAGAGCAGGTTGGAATTTTAAATGACGAATCCCTTTTGACAGCAATTAAACCATCTGACAAACTTAAAAACAGTGGAGCATGGTTTACTCTGGAGGGTTACGAAAAGAAGTTTCAAGCAGCAACATTTCCAAAACTTATGAAAACAGATCCAAAATTCTCCAAAATTGTACATCAGATAATAGACGAGGAAGTTATTCAAAAGTTTGAAAATAAAAGCGGTAAAGCAGAAGACTTTTATGACCTAGAAGAAGAGTCGGTTAAAGAAGCGAAAGTTAATGCAAAATAAGTAGGGATTAGTTGATGATGAGCAATAAAGTTGTATTGTTAGATATGGATGGAACAATCACCCCACCACGCCAATTAATTGAAAAAAAGATGGAAGAAGCCCTTCTTTCCCTCTCTAAGGTCGCAAAAGTTGGAATTGTTACTGGAAGTGATTTCAATTATGTAATGCAACAGTGCAAATCCCTGTTTAACAAGAACGAAAATTATTCCAACTTTTTTATTTTACCTTGCAATGGCACACAAAAATACATTTGGGACTATAAAGAATGGGAAACGGGAAGTTGGAAAAAAGTTTTTGGCCTGAATATGCGTGAACATTTGGGAGAAGAATATTATCGCAAATTATCTTTTGCACTGCTGGAACAAATGTATATTTTTCATATGACTCATCCTAAAAAAATTCCAATGAGTGGTCATTTTATATCTTACCGAGAATCTCTAATAAATTGGTGTCCGGTTGGTAGATCGGCCAACCTTCGGGATCGAATGGAGTTTATGGACTTGGATAAGGAAGAAGGCGCGAGAAAGAAATATATAGAAAAATTTAATCGTACATGGTTGGCAAAAAAACTGTGCTTTTCTTTGGGTGGCAGTACCTCTATTGATATTTACCCCTGTGGCTGGGATAAGACTCAGGCTTTAAATCATTTTAAAGACCATGATGTTTGGTTTATTGGAGATAGGTGCAAAATCCCTGAAGGTAATGATAAACCTCTGTATGATAAAATAAAAAAGACACACCCAGAACGTGCATATGAGGTTAAAAATGTAGAAGAAACGCATAATATCGTTGAAAATTTGATTAACAGCTTTATAAGTGAGGGATAAAATGTCTGAAAAGATTTTAATAATTGATGCAATGAACCTGTTCATAAGAAATTATGTTATGAACCCGTCTTTAGCGGCAGACGGCTCTCCTATTGGGGGGACGAAAGGATTTTTAATGTCATTGCAAAAAATGACAAGAGATATTCAACCTGATAAAATAGTGGTCGTATGGGACGGTGGCGGCGGAAGCAAAAAACGCCAAGCCTTGGCAAATCAATATAAAGAAGGCCGCAAACCTCTGAAACTAAACAGAGCCTACGATGGAATGTCCTCGATTGAGGAGTCACAAAATAGATACGACCAGATGAAAAAAACTATTGAATATCTCAATGTGATGCCAATCATACAACTAATGATTGAAGACATTGAAGCTGATGATGTGATTGCATATGTTTGTCGGATGCCCTCTTTAAGAGAGAATGTTAAAATAATCGTCTCCATGGATAAGGATTTTTATCAACTATGTGACGATAAGACAATGATCTATAGTCCAGTTAAGAATGAGTTTTTGAACAAGAAAAGGATCTTGGATCAGTTTTCTATCCATCCAAACAATTTTGCCATCGCTAGAGCAATAGATGGAGATAAGTCAGATAATCTCGACGGCGTAAGAGGTGCTGGCTTAAAAACCATTGCAAAAAATTTCTCATTTCTTTCAGAAGAAAAATCTTGCACTTTGGACGATCTTTTTTCTTTTTGTCGCAAATCTGATTCTGGTCACAAAATATTTAAAAATATAATATCAGAAAAAAATAAAGTTGAGTTGAACTACAAATTAATGCAGCTTTATTCTCCACACATTTCTGTGAAAAGTTCACAACATATTAATAATACTGTTACAAATTTTAAACCATCTTTCAATAGAACTGAAGTCTTGAAAATGATGTCACTTGATGGGATACACGAGTTCAATTGGAATTCTCTTTTTCAGAAATTTAGATCGTTGATTGACACGAATAAGCACTAGTTACATTGTTCATTCTGAACAAAAGTGTTGACAGTGTTGATTGGATGATGTATGATCTATATTGAATCAAATTTACGAGGTAATAATGTCCGATAATGAGCAGATTTCTTTTTCAAAATATGGAAAAACATTTCAAGAAAAACTAACATTTTTAATTCTAGATGACCGAGTCTTTGCAGATCGAATGCTTGAAGTATTAAATGTCGAGTTTTTGGAGTTTAAATACCTTCAGGTTTTTGTTGAAAAAATCTTTCATCACAAAAATAAGTATAAAGAACAGCCATCTCACGAAACTATGAAGACGGTTATAAAGTCGCAACTAGAAGATTTGAATGAAGCTCTTCAAAAGCAAATTCGTGATTACTATGCAAGGACTTTGGCCAATGTCAATATCCTGGAGTCGTCTCAATATGTGAAAGATACTGCTATTGATTTTTGTAGGAAACAGAAACTACGAGAAGCGATGCTACAATCAACTTCATTGCTCAAAAAATGCTCATTTGATGAAATTTCTGTACTCATCAATGATGCGTTGAAGGCAGGTGCCGACGCCGATTTCGGTTACGATTATATCAAAGATTTTGAAGAAAGATTTATGTTCTCTGGTCGAGAAGCAATCACAACAGGGTGGGAAAATTTAGATAAAATCACTGGAGGTGGCGGCGGTCGGGGTGAATTAGGTGTGGTTGTAGCTCCAACAGGAGTGGGTAAGTCTATGGTTCTTGTTCATTTGGGCGCTACTGCTTTCAAGGCAGGGATGACAGTTGTACACTACACTTTTGAATTAAAAGATACGGTAATCGCAAATAGGTACGATTCATGCATCACGGGAATCCCTCTGGATGAACTATTAGATAGGAAACAAGAGATCAGAGAAGAGCTTAAGGGTTTTGATGGTAAATTGATTGTTAAAGAGTATCCAACAAAAACGGCAAACACAAACACAATTCGCGCTCATTTAGAAAAATTAAAACAACAAGGTATTATTCCTGACATGATCATTGTGGACTATGCCGATCTACTCAAAACTATTTCCATGAGAAGGGAAAAGCGTGAAGAACTGGAATCAATCTACGAAGATTTGCGAGCAATAATGATGGAAAATAATGTTGTTGGTTGGACGGCATCTCAAACAAACAGAACAGGGTTGCAGGCAGAAATCATCACAATGCAATCAATCTCGGAAGCATTTAATAAGTGCTTTGTTGCAGATCTTATTTTTTCTGTATCAAGGACGGCAGAGGATAAGCAGAACAACGGTGGCAGAATTTATATAGCTAAAAATCGCAATGGGCCAGACGGTCTAGTTCATAATATTTTCATGGATACGGCCAATATTGATATTAAGGTGCTGGACAGATATGAACCGCAAGAAATGACAGGCCCAGCCCTGTCACAAGAAGAGCAACAAAAATTTATGTTAGATAAATACAAAAAATTAATGAAAGGAGCAGTTATTTAATGGAACTAGCAAGCAAAATACTGTCAGATATTACAGTGTTTATGAAGTACGCAAAATATAGAAAGGATTTAGGTCGTAGAGAGACATGGGAAGAATTAGTTACACGAAACAAGGAGATGCACATAAAGAAGTTTCCTGAGATGAAAGAGGAAATCGAAAATGCATATGAATTAGTCTATGATAAAAAGATTTTACCATCAATGCGCTCACTACAGTTCGGAGGTAAGCCAATCGAAATCAGTCCAAACCGTGTTTATAATTGCGGTTTCTTGCCTGTTGATGACTACCGAGCTTTTAATGAAATCTTATTTTTATTGTTAGGTGGCACAGGCATCGGCTTTTCAGTTCAAAGACATCATGTTGAAAAGTTGCCGGAAATCCGCCACCCTCGTGCAGATCGAAAACGACGCTTCTTGGTGGGTGACTCTATTGAGGGTTGGGCTGATGCAGTTAAAGTATTGATGAGATCCTATTTTGAGGGAACCTCTACAATTGATTTTGACTTTTCTGATATTCGCCCCAAGGGAGCAAAATTAATTACTTCAGGCGGTAAAGCTCCAGGACCAGAACCGCTTAAAACATGCATTCGACAACTTAAATCTATCTTGAACGAAAAGGAAGAAGGATCTCAGCTTGAGCCAATTGAAGTTCACGATATTGTGTGTCATATTGCTGATGCTGTCCTTGCTGGTGGAATCCGACGCGCTGCTCTAATCTCTCTATTTTCCGCCGATGACAAAGAAATGATTGCTTGCAAATCAGGAAACTGGTGGGAAAAAAACCCACAACGAGCTAGAGCAAATAATAGTGCTGTGTTGGTAAGACATCGCGTAGAGAAGGAATTTTTTGACGAAGTTTGGGATCGCATCCAACATTCAAACTCTGGAGAACCGGGAATATATTTTACACACGATAAAGATTGGGGAACAAATCCGTGCTGTGAGATTGGTTTGCGCCCATTTCAATTTTGTAATCTTTGTGAAGTAAATGTTTCCAATATTGAGTCTCAAGAGGATTTAAATGAAAGGGTAAAAGCTGCTGCTTTAGTCGGCACACTTCAAGCCTCTTATACTGATTTTCATTATTTGCGCCCTATTTGGCAACGTACCACCGAAAAAGAAGCCTTATTGGGTATAGGATTGACAGGAATTGCTTCTGGCCTTGCACAAGAGATGGATATGAAAGCTGCTGCTAAAGTTGCAAAAGACGAAAATGTTCGTGTGGCCGCTCGGTTAGGTATTCGACCTGCAAATCGTGTAACCACAATCAAACCAAGTGGTACATCCTCGCTTGTTCTGGGTTGTTCAAGTGGAATTCATGCTTGGCATAACGAGTATTATATTCGTAGGATTCGAGTGGGAAAGAACGAGGATATATATCATTATCTTTCAATCAATCATCCAGAATTAGTAGAAGATGAATTCTTCAGACCCCATGATACGGCTGTTATTTCTGTACCCCAAAAATCTCCAGAAAATGCAATCTTGCGCCACGAATCCGCCTTAAGCCTTTTGGATAGGGTAAAATGGTTTTCTAAAAATTGGATCAAGAATGGCCACAAAAGAGGAAATAATACTCATAACATCTCTGCAACCATTTCGGTAAAAGAGGACGAGTGGGACACTATCAGTAATTGGATGTGGGAAAACAGAAATCATTATAATGGACTATCTGTTTTACCTTATAATGGCGGCTCATACAAGCAAGCTCCATTTGAAGATTGCGATGAGTTGACATACAAAAGAATGATGGACTCTCTAAAAGATGTTGATTTAACTAAGATTACAGAGTATGATGACAATACAAACCTCAGCGGAGAAATTGCCTGCGCTGGAGGAGCTTGCGAGGTAAAATATGTGTAAATTTAAACCATTCAACAAACATGTTCTAGTGAAGAAAGTGGAGGAGGTCAAAGAGACGAGCCCAGTCCTTATCCCGGAAGAGGCAAAACTTAGTAATACTGAAAGATATGGTTTGGTAGAATTTTTATGTGCTGCTTCTGATTGTGAGCAATTTTTAAAAAATCTAAACCCAAATCAACCAAGTTGGACCACCTCCACTGGTACTATGGACGATATGTTCGTGAGTTCAGCAAAGAATAATGGACAGGTTACTTTGGTTGTAGACAATTCGATGATTGAGGACGTTAAAGTGATGGGAAAAAACTTTAACATCATCCATCAAAACTACATTGTAGGGGTTGTTGACGAATAAAGGAATATAGATATGAATATAAAAGACTTAAAAAAGTTAATTGTGGAAGCGTTAAATCCAAAAACAATTTTATTAGCCAAACCACAAATCTTGAATGAAGCAAACTATGGAAGAATCAAGAGAAGAATAGAAGGTGAAAAAATTCCTTTTGCCATGTTGACCGCCTTTCGAGGCGACTACAATAAGGAAGAGAACATCGAAAGAAATAAAGAATTAAAATTATCTCTTGATGAGGCAGGCTTTTCTTATGTGGGTATGCCTGGAAGTGGATATAAAGAAGGCGGACCAGAGGGTGATGTGGTTGTTGAAGACTCTATCTTGGTCTGGGAAGAGCCAAGGGGTGATAAATTCAGAACCTCAACATCTCTATTTGACGCTGCTCAAGAACTAGCAAAAGAATTTGAACAAGATTCATTTATTTTCGGTGGCCCAAGAAACAATGAGCCAGATAATCCTTATGCAATACATTTGTATACGAATGATGGAACCATCATTGATGAAGTGTGGGCTGGAGGTGAAGAAGGGTATGACGAACTTTTCATCGTGGATGACGCTGCCGAATATTGGTCAAAAATAGCTGGCAAGAAAACTCAGTTCAAAGAAATATACGATAAATGGAAAAATTTTAAATCAAAATCTCGATTAGATGCAATGAAAAAACAATATTACCTTAATTTAATTGAGGCTAAGATTAAAAATGATTGAGCCAATTTATCTTTATGATGATAATATAGGAAAAGTAGAATATGTCGAGCACATGGGTTGCGATTTATCTGTCGTTAATTCTGCTCGTGTATCTTTTGGGAAGCATAAACAATTATTAGATGAGAAGGACGAAAAATTGATTAATTACTTGATCAAGCATCGTCACACTTCTACACTAGAACATTGTGTTGTGACGTTCAGGTTTAAAGTCCCTTTATATGTTCGCTCACAACACCACAGACATAGAACATGGAGTTATAATGAAATCTCCAGAAGATATACAGAATATAATATAGAGTTTTATAATCCAGATTTATACAGAACACAACATAAGTCTAATAGACAAGCCAGTCATGAGGACGAGTTTGTCACAGGGCCGATGTGTCAACCCATATTAGGTTGTCAAGTCCATGAATCAGTAAGGCGACACCTCAATTTGGTAAGAAAATATTATGAAAACTTGCTGGAATCTGGAGTTTGCCGAGAGCAAGCTAGAGGATTGTTGCCGCAAAATATGTATACAGAGTATTACGGCACAGCAAATCTTAATAACATTTTAAAATTTGTGGATTTACGAAGTCATGAAGGCGCACAAGGCGAAATTCAAAAAGTTGCCAAAGCTGTGTTAGAAGTGGTAAAACAGTTATATCCAATAACAGTGGGTGCATATGAGAAAGCGAAAAGGCGTTGAAGTCCGACCATGGGGAACCTATGAGGTTCTAGAGGACAGAAAATATTATAAATTAAAAGAAATTGTTGTTAATCCTGGCCAAAGATTGTCCTATCAATCTCATCATAAAAGAACTGAGGTTTGGACAGTTGTGGCAGGTTCTGGTATTGTAAATCTGGAAGGACAAGAACTTGACGCATTTCCTGGCCGGTGCTTTTTTATCCCACGTGAATCAAAACATCGGATGGAGTGTAATGGAAAAAAGCCTTTGGTGTTTGTTGAGGTGCAAGTTGGAGACTATTTTGGAGAAGATGATATAGTGAGGTATGATGATGATTATGGAAGAAAATGATGTTGAAAATTTTGCAAGGATATGTAACGACTTTGTAACATCCAGCAAAGAATTATTGAACGCAGCAATGTTGTGTGATGGTGATCCTGTTAAGCAGGAAATGATTTCTTTTATTATTCCTGATTTTGAGAAAATGAGGGCTAAAAGCGAAGGAATATCACTGCTATTATATTCGGAGGATTTTGGCCAAAACAGAGAGTTTGTTTTACAAGAGATGGAACAAATTACAAAACAAAACTTTGACATGGCGACAAAAATTAAAAACAAACTCCAATGCTTGAACTAGAGAGAGTAGATAGGGTTATTATTTTCTTGTTGTTTTGGGTTATTTTCTGTGAGTTTTTTACCAAAGAGTGATTTGCATTCGAGGATACGAAATATCGAGGTCAATCACGATAAAATTATTATCGGTTCATCCCTCGAAGCACTTGCTTATTCATATTTAACCAATACTCCCTTTGTTTCTACCAGAACTATTGCTCCTTATTTTTTTGAAAGATTTGACCCCGATTTGGATTTAACAGTTTTTAATTTTAAAAACGAAATAAAAAATCTAAAAACAAATAAATCCCCCTTAGAAGTGGGTTCACTAAAATTGCCTTTGTGGGAAAAGTTATATTTTTATTTAAATTTATCTGGCCTGTGTATTAAGTCGAACAACGTGTCATCTCTAAGGATACAGGATGGTATTTTAAAAATATCCACATCCAATGCTCGACTGATTAAGGCATCTTATAACAAATTAATTATTTTTGATGACTATAACTTACATGGTTTACCTCCACCCACACTAAGTGATAGTAGGTGTGCTGTGTATGACTGGTTTGATGTTAAGAGCGGTATGAAACATGATTACGATTTAGTTTATAGTGAAAACGATTTCGTGCGTGAAATAATTTTTTACCCATCCCAACGAATCGACGGCAAGCACAATCTTAAAGATGCAGTTGGAGTTTCGTATTTGAATAAGAAACAACTAGAAGATTTTGAATATTCAGACATAAATGCCAGGTTTAAAACACTTTATATGATGAAAGAGGTTGGAATTAGGGGTGCCAGAAACGGGAGAGATGTAAATGATAAAACAAAGTATAAATATTATTCTGTTAAATTAGAAACTGTTTCCCGCGCTGTTAAGTTTTCGCAAAATTTATATGACTCAAGTGATGATATGGTCTTCATTTATTCTTCACTTCGTGATATAATAAAACAAAACACTGCAAAAAAATGTTATGCCGCAAACCTCGCCCGAAGAATTACCTAGTACAAAATCTTATCACTTAGCTGGAATAGTTCCCGTCGCTGGCCCACAAATGGATTTTAATTTCCCTTGGCCAGATTCTATGGTTCCAATATCTTCAGATTTTCTAGCAATCGAAAGAGCAGTCTTAGAGTGTGCCACCGTGGGATGTGAAACAATTTGGGTGATATGTCATTCAAATATTCAACCCCTATTAAAGCACCGTGTGGGGGAAATGATACAAGATCCAGTCTGGATCAGTAGAAAATTTAGCCCATACCCCTCAAACTATAGGAAAGAAATCCCCATTTATTATGTTGGCATACATCCTCGCGATGAAGACAAGAGGGATTCTTTGCCGTGGAGTATTCTTTATGGGGCAAAAGTGGCCAAAAAAGTGTGTTTAGGGTTAAGCAAGTGGGTCGCTCCAAACAAATACTATGTTGCATTTCCAAACTCTGTTTACCCATCACAGTATTTACGCAAATATCGTAAAGACATATCGAGTAAAGGAAACTTTTTTGTTCTCACAGATAAAGGGGAGTCTGTATTGGATGGAAAATATGTGGGCTTTGCGTTTGAAGAAAGTGAGCTAGGAAAATTAATAAAGTATTTTTGGGATCAACAAACTGGAAAATATGACACATCCCAGCCCAAAGAAAGCTTGAGGGAAGAAAAATACTATACGAAGCTCTTACCAGCAGAAGAAAGATATTCAGGAAGATATTTTAAAATAGAAGAAATCTTTGCTAAAATAGATTTATCAAAACCCACAATGAAACTGGAGATGGAATGGTATTATGATATTAGTTCTTGGGACAACTTGTGCATTTACCTGTCTTCTGAAGAGAGAAAAAGGATGTTGAAGCCAAAATTAAAATTTTTTAGTGATAAAAAGTGGAATAAGATTGGGGAAGATGAGACTCTAACTACTTATGATAAAGAGGAAAATTAAAATTGGCAACTAACTACTTTGACTATCGTGCAGGCTTGGGTAATGTTGGTTCGTATCAATCAAGTGCAAAGCCGTTCCTATCTGCTTCGATTGAAATTCCCAGCAACAATAGTATAATAAAAATAGAATTTCCAAATGTGACCAGATTTGTAACGATTAAAAACACTGGTCCCGATGGTTCCAACGAAGTGGACGTAAGAATTGGTTTTTCCGAAAACGGAGTAAACGACTCGGGCAACAACAATTGGTTGATTTTAAACAATCAAGAGTCATATTCAGCAGACTGGAGAGTTCAAGCCGTCTATATGCGAATCGACCCAACAGGCGGAGCACTTAACGCAACCGCCTCTGTTATAGCAGGCTTGACCACGATTGATCAGGTAGAGCTACACCATAACTGGACTGGCTCTCAAGGAGTAGGATAAAATGCCGCAAGGTGGATTTAGCAGGGACTTTCAAAGAGCAGCCCTTTTGAAAACAGAAGCTCAAAAGCGAAAAGATGCCCAAGAGCGACAAAAGATTGGCGATGAGGTTTATTCGAGAATAAACCCAGAGTTGTTAAAAGATATTGAAATAAGGATGGATGAGGTGGAGAGTAATTTAATTTTGAAACAAGACGAAACAATAGCTGAATTTATTGACATGATGAGGCAAAGAAACAAATTACTTAAGTTTCTTCTTTGGACAAATGTATTAACACTTTTAAGCCTTTCATTTACATTGGGTTATTTTGTATGAAAGTAAGTGAAGTAATAAGGCGTCTTAAAAATGAACGCCCTGATGAAGAGGTTTTTATTATTATTAACGGAGATAGGGGTACATATTATAAGATTGAAAACACGCCTGCTTTTTTTCATGCTGGCCCCTATACATTTGAAAACATACAATGCGAAGAAGAAACCTGTAGTGTTGTACTGATCCCCATCCAAGTAAAAGATAAGTAAAAAAAATGCCCTCGCCCAACTACTAGCCGGACGAGGGACTTTATTTTAGTTCAAGAACTAAAGAATAATATTTTATTCTTCAGAAATTGGAGTCATATCCATTTTAAATTCTTGACCAGTTTGGTTGTTTCGGATCCGCAAGTGATCTGCTTCCTCGAATAGTGTCCAATCGCCACGCTCATTCTTCATATGGAAATCGCCTGTGTACACGTTGGTCGCGTAAACAGCGGCGATTTTATCGCCATCAGTACCGAGTTGATCGATATAAGCAATACCGTCAACATAAAGGTCTTTCCATTGAAGAGTAGAAGTACCAAGGTCACGTGCGTCATCACTTGAAGGTACAAGATCCGAATCAAAACGACCAGTCGCTGTGATTGTGTCGGATGTTGCATTACCAAGATCAACATTTCCATTCGCCTCAAAAAGACCGGAGATAGTTGCGCTTGCAAATGTACCAGCACCACCTTGAACAGAGACACTACCAGAAACTGCGGAACCATAAAGGTTTCCAGCACCAGTAATGTTTTGACTGTTTGCATCAAGAGCAGAACCAAGTTGGTCAATATTACCTTGATCAACATGCAACTGAGCCCATTGAAGAGCAGATGAACCTAGGTCACGAGCAGAGTCAGTGCTTGGAAGAAGATCGGAATCAAAACGACCATTAGCCGTAATTGTGTCACTTGACTCATCGCCAAGATCAACGTTTCCATTTACTGTTAGGCCACCAGCAATTGCTGCGCTCACAAATGAAGCTGCTCCACCTTGAACAGAAACAGAACCAGAAACAGCAGAACCATAAAGGTTTCCTGCACCAGTAATGTTTTGGCTGTTTGCATCAAGAGCAGAACCAAGTTGGTCAATGTAACCTTTGTCCAAGTGAAGATCCTTCCATTGCAAAGCAGAAGTACCAAGATCTCGTGCAGAGTCAGTGCTTGGAACAAGATCAGAATCAAAACGACCAGTCGCTGTGATTGTATCTGAGGTTGCATTACCAAGATCAACATTGCCATCTACTGTTAAAGCACCAGCAACCGCCGCACTTGCAAATGTACCAGCACCACCTTGAACAGACACACTACCTGAAACTGCGGAACCATAAATGTTGCCAGCGTTAGTAATGTTTTGACTGTTTGCATCAAGCGCCGCACCCAACTGATCAATATAACCAGCATCTACGTGCAATTGAGCCCATTGAAGAGCAGAAGTACCAAGATCGCGAGCCGAGTCAGTGCTTGGAACAAGATCTGTATTAAAACGAGCAGTTGCTGTGATTGTATCAGATGTTGCATCACCAAGAACAACACTACCAGACATAAACACTTGCTGTTCAAAACCAACTCTTGAACCGAACCCTACATAATCAGACGAAGCCGACCCTTCAATGTCAGTGACATAAAGTTTACGCCATTTGCTTGCGTCCGCACCAAGATCTTGAGAAGTATCTGAAGGTCTAAAAGTTGTTGCATAACCATTGAAGGTAATTGTGTCGTTAAAATCACTACCAAGTGTGATGTCGCCATTTGCATCAAGGGTTGTAAAAGCAGCAGTACCGCGTGAAGCAGCACCAATGTTTGCACCATCAATTGCACCACCGTTAATATCAACAGTGTTTGAGGTGAATGTTTGGCCATTCTTAACAGTTACAGAACCATTAAATTGTGCATTACCATCAACATCCAATGTGCTTGAACCAGAAAGCGTAGTCGCTTTAACGGATGATTGTGTTGAAGCACCGATGGCTGTTCCATCAATATTACCACCATCAATATCCGGGTTGTTAATATCACCAGTGTTGATGACTGGGCTTGTTAGAGTTTTATTGGTCATTGTGTCAGTGGAAGTTCTATCTACAAGAATAACCTCTGCATTTTTTAGACCACCCATCCAACGATCTGTGTCAGAGTCCCACAAAAATGAACCAGTTTGATTTGTACCTGCGTCATTAACGTAAATACCACCATCACCAGCACCATCAGACGTATTCAATTGTAGAATACGATCCCCGATTGTAACTTGTGTGGAATCAACTGTTGTTGTTGTACCTTGAACAGTCAAGTTTCCTTGAATTGTTACGTCGGTAAGATTTTTAAGGGTCGGACCCTTAGAACCAGACACCAGAAATTCTCTTGCTGTGCCTGAGCTATTGTCTGTGTACTGCATGTTTCCGAACGAGCCGGTCCCACCAGACAGAATACCATAACTAAATGTACTCATATTTTTTTTCCTCCTAAAATATGTGTTTAAATTTGAACGTTCCCGAAAGTTCCCCGATTGAAAGTCATTGCGTTCAGTCCCTAAGTAGTGTTGCCAGCAACCTTTCGAGGCGCAATCGAGAAACAAATCTGTGTTTTTTTCTTAACCTATCAATAGTGCTTAAGAAAAAAAATATATGTTTTTTTATTATAATGAGAAAAAACTTAAAAGCCATTATAAAGTTAGTTAGAGGGTGTTTTAAGGGGTTTTAGAGAAAACGACTTTAATCGTTAATTTTTTCCATCATCAACTTAAAACGCTCGCCCGTTAAGTTATTTCGAACAACTAAAGCATCCTTCTCTTCCACAACAGTCCAGTCACCGCGTTCGTTTTTCATGTGAAGATCGCCTGTGTAAACATTTGCCGCATGAAAGTTGTTAGTGTGAACTTCGGAATACTTATTGTTTGAATTCCCCAAAGGATCACCAGACTCGGGAGTAATGCTGCCAGAGTGGGACAAATTACCTTTTAAACTCATCGAACCTGTCAAGCCCACAGCTTTTGTATCATGATCGAATGTAAAATCATTACTTCCGATGACAGCACCTTTACCTTCGTGAAACCTTAATACTTGTCCGTGTGAGCCGCTTACAACTGTAAGCCCACCTCTTGAAGCTGAAGAAGAAAATCCGCCACCAAATCCCATTGCACATATAATTAGTTTTTTAAATACAAAAGACAGCACTAGAGTGTATTTATATAAAGGAGATTGTAATGGCAGCAGCAAAAAAAACCCCCGCAAAATCAAATAATAAATCAACCTATGATAAGGAGTTTGCGGACAAACTGATAAAGCAAAATTATGAAAAAGGCGTTTTAGTTGGGCAACAAGAGATATACAAAATCATGGCAAATTTTTTACAACAACGCATGAATCTTTATTTTGAGTCTCGCCGCGATGATTTGGCAAAAGAATGTCGTGATATTTTGCTAATAATAAAACAAAATATCAAATAAAGTTCTTGACATCTTCTCTTTAATCGTGTAATATACGAACATGATTAAGTCTTCTATACCCTTCGTTGGATTACATGCTCACTCAACTGCGGGCTCTCCCTTTGATGCTATAGGGTTTCCCCAACAACACATGGACTTTGCCTATCAAAATGGGTGTGACGCTCTCGCTCTAACAGATCATGGCAACTGTAATGGCCTAGCATATCAGGTCTTACACGCAAAGTCAATGGATAAAGCGGGCAAAAACTTCAAGCCAATTTATGGGTGTGAAGCATATTTTATACCATCTTTGGACGAGTGGTCAAGAGTGTATGAACAAAGTAAGAATGAAAAGGGCTCTAAAAAAGCTGATACAAGCGGAGGTTTTACTGTAGAAGACGAGGCTGAAACAAAAGCAGTAAAAGACATTCTTAATCGTAGAAGACATTTGGTGCTTCTGGCACAAAACCAAACAGGGCTGAATAATATATTTCAGCTAATTTCTCAATCATATAAGCCAGGTAATTTTTATCGCTTTCCGCGAATTGACTATAACCTACTTCAACAACACAACGAAGGCATCATCGCTTCCTCTGCTTGTTTGGGTGGAGTTTATGCCGGGGATTTGTGGGAAAACATGGACAATGGGGATGAGGCCATCCTAAATGCAATGCGTAAAACTACTGAAAATATGCAACGTATTTTGGGTGATCGCTGGTATGCAGAGTTGCAATGGTTCAAGCATCCAACACAAATGAAGCTAAATAGTTTAATTATTCAAGTTGCAAAAGAGTATGATGTCAAACTGATTTCAACTGCTGATAGTCATTATTTTAATCCAGATGTCTGGAAGTCAAGGGAGCTTTACAAGCGATTCAGACCAGGCGCAACAGCTTTCTTTGGTGAAATGGCTGATGATCTGGAGGAGTATGGTATGGAACTTTACCCCAAGAATGGTGATCAAATGTTTGCATCCTACAAAAAATATTCATCGGAATTGGGTTTTAAGTTTGATGATGAATTGATTAAGGATTCCATCTCTCGAACTCATCACATTGCCCACAATAGAATCGAAAAGTTTTATCCCGACAACAAAGTACGCTTGCCCTCGTTTGTTATTCCCGAAGGGATGTCTGAGGATGAAGCCCTTTCAGTTCTATCAACCAACAGTATGCAATCAAAAAGCCTTAATGAGCCCAAGTACATAGAGCGATTACAGCATGAACTTCAAGTCATTAAGGACAGAGGATTCAGCAGGTATTTTCTAACAATGAAAGCAATTTCAGACAAGGCTTCTTCGATGCAAATCACAGGACCATCACGAGGTTCCGCTGGTGGCTCACTTGTTGCATATGTCCTTGGAATAACCCAAGTTGATCCAATCAAGTATGGACTTCTTTTTTCACGCTTTTTAAGGTCGGATGCAAAAGACTATCCTGATATTGACTATGATGTTTCTGATCCAATGTCTTTAAAAGAAGCACTGATTGAGGAGTGGGGCGAAGACAATGTGGTTCCGATTTCAAACTGGAACACACTACAGTTACGTTCTTTGGTTAAAGATATTTCTAAGTTTTACGATATTCCATATCAAGAAGTTAATCTCGTAACCAAGAAGATGGTGTTTGAAGCAACAGGCCCAGCCAAACGTGATCATGGGATTAAAGCAGGGGTGTATGATCCGACGTTTGACGAACTGATGAAGTATAGCAAGAGTTTACAGGAATTTTTGAAGAAATATCCGCAGGTCGAACCACATGTTAAAACGCTGAAGGGACAAGTGCGCTCCTGTTCTCGCCATGCTGGTGGGTTGGTTGTGGGTGAAGACTTGAATAAATATATGCCACTAATTTATTCTGGTGGTGTACGACAGACTCCATGGACAGAAGGGCAAAACGTAAGACACCTGGAGCCAATGGGCTTTATCAAGTTTGACATTTTGGGACTCAGTACACTTAGGATGATCGAGGATGCAATTTCTCGCATTATCGAAAAGAAAACAGGCCAGACACCAGCATTTACTCAGGTTAAAAAGTTTTACGAAGAAAATCTACACCCAGATACTATGGACTTTGACGACCAAAAGATTTATCAAAACATTTTCCACAGGGGTAAGTGGGCGGGCATTTTTCAGTTTACTGAATCTGGGGCGCAAAGTTTTTGCAAACAAGCTAAACCCACCTCACTGGTAGATATTGCAGCTATTACCTCTATTTTTCGACCGGGACCATTAAGTGCAAAGGTGGACAAGAGCTATGTCGAGGCAAAAGAGAATCCCAACTATGTGAAGTATATTCACCCCATTGTACAAGAAGTGACAGAAGAGACATATGGCTTTTTGATTTTTCAAGAACAAATTGCTCTCTTGGCTCACCGACTAGGTAAAAATATCTCATTGGATGAGGGAAATCTTTTACGTAAATTATTAACTAAGAAAGGAACAGGAAAGGGTGCAACGGAAAAGCTTAAAATACATAAAAAGTTTGTGGACGGATGTGCAGAAAAGGGAATTGCAGAGAAGCAGGCGGAAGCTCTTTGGAAGACTTTTGAGTATTTCAGTGGTTATGGCTTTAACAAGTCTCATGCTCTGGGTTATAGTATATTATCCTTTCAATGTGCATGGTTACTAGACAACCATCCACTAGAATGGGTCGCAGCGTTCCTAAATAAGGAACCAGAAAGTCGTAAAGAAAAGGCAATCAACATTGTTAAGAATTTGGGCTATGAAATCCAGGAAGTAAATATTAATCTATCAGGAAGAAACTGGGATGTCTCTAATGGCAATAAGTTGGTTCAACCACTAACCTCCATCAAGGGCTTGGGCGATAAGGCCATGGACCAAATTCTCGAACACAGACCCTTCAAAACAGTGGAAGAGTTACTTTTCAACCCAGAAATAAGTTATTCAAAGTTAAACAAGAAATCTTTAGATGTCTTGGTACGATCTGGCGCTTGTGACACCATTGTTGACAGCCGATTTAAACATTGTAGACATCTGTGGTTGTCTATTATCGATAATCGACCAAAGACCAAAAAGAAATTGGACGAAAATATTAAAAAGTTTGCAACAGAACATGACTTTTCAGAGGAAGAAAAGATTGAAAATGTTGTAAGTTTGACTGGTATTTTTCCATTTGAGCTTGTTGTTGATAAAAAGGTTAAGGAAAGGTTAAACTACCTCAAGGTTCCTCCCATCGCCGAATACGATAAGGATCTACAGGTGTGTTGGTTCGTCCCACGAGAAGTGATTCCCAAAAAAACAAGAAACGGAAAAACCTTTTGGATAATCAATGCCATTGATGACACTTGTCAAATAACAAACATTAAGTGTTGGAATGTAAGGCCCAATGAATTGGTACACATAAACCGCCCATATGTTTCTAAATTGCAATATGATCCACAATGGGGTTTCTCTACCAGATCAATTAAGGCTAATTTTAAACTAATAGGATAAATTATTATTATGGAAGAAGAAACTTTAGAGGTCTACCGACTTATAGTTGGTAGAGATGAGGCGGAATATGAAGCAACCGGAAGAATCTCAGAGTATTTGATGGAAAGAGCCGCACGGCATGGAAACAAACTCGGGATGGAAAAAAAGAAAGTAAAACAATTTGAAGTGGTTGAAGATCCCCAGTCAGGGGATTGGATACTTTTTTACTACTGTGAGAGGTATTTTTAAATGGATGATTACGACATTAATATTAGTGACTTTGAGGAAGTGATTAACAAACCAGTAACTAGGAATGATATTATTAAGCTTTTCAATGCAGAAATAAAGGCAAGACGCTCAGAAAGAGATACTTTAAAAGGTATTGAAGTGGATATTCCATCAGAATGGCAAGATTTCTTGCTGAATGAATATTCCATTTTAGATGAATACAAAAAAATGGGCTGGAAGGTGATGTGGTATAACAAACACTCTGAAGGTCCTGGTCGGGGCAAGCTGCTCCGGTCATGGGTTAGTTTTAGAAACCCAAATGTTAAGGAGAGATAAATGATTATAGAATATGCACGTGTTAGAACAACTGCTCGACCCCCCGAGCGAGCCAACCCAAGCGATGCAGGGTTGGATTTATTTTTTAACCCAGAGCCTCAAGGTTTTTTGCCAAGCCCGACCGTGGATGCAATTATTGTTAAACCCGGCGAAAGCAAATTACTTCCAACAGGGTTGCGCTTCGGCGTTCCTCACGGTTACATGCTGGAGATAAAAAACCGTTCGGGAGTTGCATCAAAGCGTTCCTTGATTGTGGGAGCTTGTGTTGTTGATAGTGGATACGATGGAGAAGTTTTTATCAACCTACATAATGTTGGCAATGATCAGCAGGTAGTAGAGCCGGGAGATAAAATCGCTCAAGCCGTTATGATCCCTGTAGTTCACTTTAGGGCATTGGAAACAGGCAATGGAAACCTGTATGATTGGTGGCCCATTACCATGTCTGAACGAGGTGACGGAGCATTAGGTTCAACCGACGCAAAAAAACAAAAAAATGAATAGTTTAAAGAAAAAGCTCAAACGAAACAAAGAAAAAGAAGCCAAGAAAGAGCTGCAAAAAAAAGTGGGCCTTTTTAACAAACTCGGAGATCAGTGCTTGGTGTGTCAAAAAGCATTTGATAAAAAAAATAAAGATATGGTAATGTCTTGGAGTGTGGTCGTCAAAGAAGAGAAGGTACGTCTTTATTGCCCTGAATGTTGGGGGGCAGCGAAAAAATTAGTGGAGGAGATGAAAGATGGATACACGAAGTCAAAAGGTGATATTTAGTTCTAAAAGTGATGAGTGGGGAACCCCAGACAGCATTTATAATAAATTGAATAGAAAGTATAAATTCACTCTCGATCCTTGTGCCACTACTAACAATCATAAGTGCTCCAAGTATTATACCCTTATGGATGATGGGTTGTCCAAAGCCTGGACCGACGAGGTTGTATTTGTCAATCCACCATATGGAAATATAGGTGCTTGGGTCAAAAAAGCGGCTGAAGAATCAGCAAATAATGGAGCTTTAGTTGTTCTGTTGATTCCGGCACGAACCGACACAAAATACTGGCATGAGTACATTATGAAGTATGCAAGTGCGATTCATTTTATTAAGGGTCGATTAAAGTTTAAGAATCTTAATTCAGATGCGCCAAGCCATTCAGCACCCTTCCCTTCTGTAGTGGTTGAGTTTGGAGGTTTTCAATGGTCGCCAACCCCAAAAATACTTACAATGGAGAGGTGATGAGTGATAAAAAAGTTAAAATTATTTTTACTGTAGATGAAAACATTAAAGCCAAGTTTAAAATTCAGCTACAGTATGACAGCCTAACTCAGGCAAAATTTTTCCGAGCAATTATGGATGGATATATCAATAGAGATCCCGAATTGGCACTATTTCTTAATAAATTTAAAAAAGACAATTCGATCCAAAATAATGTTCAAAGAAAAAAAGTGATGACGAATATTAAAAAAGCTGAAGAAACAAAAAATAAATTTGCCCTAGGAGACGAGGAAGTGGAAAACATATTTGATATTTTAGAAAAGGAGCACCCAGATCTATGACATGTTATAACGAGTGTAAAAAGAAAAAAGAAAGCTGTAAAGCAAAGGATTGCAGGCTATGGATAGATTACCCAGAAGATTTTAATTGTAGTGAAATTTCGGTACAAAAACACGATAAACTGGTGTTTAGAGAGATAGGTGAAAGACTCAATCTGACCCCATCCAGGGTTAAACAAATTGAAAGTGCAGCACTAAAAAAACTAAATAACCGATTAACCTCAATTTTCAACATTTTATAAGCTGCTTTTTACTATTTTACCTACTATTTATAGCAGTAAGACTTTTAAAAAGTTAAGGAGAACCCGCAAAATGGCAAAAAAAAACAAGCCCCTATTAAATGAAGGAACCGTCCGTCGCATGATGAAATTAGCAAACATGGATGCACTAGGTGATGGTTTCATTAGTGACAAATATACCTCATTGGACGAAAAACGTCATCCATATGGTGGAAATAAGGGAGATGAATCCCGAAGCCGTCGTGATTATATGCAAGAGGAAGAGGAGCTTGATGAAACTTATGGTGGAAACAAGGGTGATGAATCTCGCAGTCACCGTGACTACATGAAAGAAGAGCAGCCATATGGTGGCAACAAAGGCGACGAATCTCGCAGTCATCGTGATTATATGAAGGAAGAAGAAGACCTTGACGAAGAATATGGCGGAAATAAGGGTGATGAATCTCGCAGTCACCGCGATTATATGGAAGAAGAAGCCCATGATGATGACAAGAAAGAGTTGGAATCGGAATTGGATGCAACCGAAGATGAGCTTGGCGCAGAAGATAAAGAAGCTGACGAAGAAGCTGACGAATTAGATGCCGCAGACGCGATGAGTGATGGCGAAGTTACTATTACTGACGATGAAGCACAAGATATAATCGCGTTGGCCGACAAACTTCGTGGAGCAGTTGGAGATTCTGATGATGCTTTGGTTGTCGATGACGAGATGGAAGTAGATATGGACGTAGATCTTGATGAAGAAGTTAGTGCTGAACTTTACGAAGCCGCCCTTAAAGGACTAGATTTGGAGATTGTTGAAAGCAAACCTACAATTACTCCCGAAGTCATCGAAGAAATCAAACGTCGTGTTTACGAACGAGTGGTAAAACGACTAATTTCCGAAAGTAAAAAAACTAAGTAACCCTCATTATGATAAATGAAAAATTTGTATATTTTTCATTTGGTTTTCAATTAGGTGTCTTTGTTACGGCACTAATATTTCTTATTTCTCTACAAAATTGTTCTTGATTTGTGTCTTGGTATGGTGTATACTGTATCACATGAATCAAGAATTATTACTTGTTGCAGTTTGTGGTTTTATCGCCGGATACATCTTTAAGACCATTCTTTATAGTTGGACCGCATTCAGGTCTGGCTCTTTATTTGTTCAAAAAATATCTTATAAAATTTTAGCATTGATTGGAACCATAGTATATAAGGTTTCATATATTGAACAAATGTGCATTAAAAGGGTTGAAGATGTCGGTGAAACCGAAGAAGCAAAAAAAATTAGAATAGATTTTCAACACCAATTCGAAGATTGGAAAGACGAATTATTAAATGATTATATTGAAAATTATCCACTCGAATACCAGTGGCATGTCGAATTTGATGATTGGAAAGGGATGATGGAGGAGCTGACGCATATTTATAAAGAGAAGAAGGTATGAATATGGGTACGAGTTCCGAAATAAATGCATCGTCTGAAGATAAGCGTCGAGAATTTGTTTTGGACTTTATCCGTCAAAAAGATGTGATAAGAACAGAAAGTAATCTTATCATTGTAGAAAAAGCATTCAAGATAAATGCTGTCTTAAGGTGGTGCTATGAACGCGCTAAGGAAAAAAAATTAACGCCACAATTATGGGGAAAATATAGAAATATCTTGGCCCAATATATTGCAGGGGTTGTTGAGATAAAATGGACAGAAAATAATTTTGAAGTAATCGAGGTTATAAATGAAGAAAAAGAAACACCTGGATCAAAACGAAGAGACAGAAGAAAAGACAAGTGAACTTTTACTGTTGCCCTCATTGTTTGGTTCAGATTATATCCCACGCATAGTTAGTCTATACGGGGAAGTAAGTGAGCTAAGTTGCAAAAATGCAATTGCTGGGCTATACTCCTTACACGATTCCGGTGCAGTCGAAGAAATTGTGGAATGTGAAGAGGAAGAGGAGGCAGTGGTTAAAACCAGCCACCTTCCCATAGAATTTATCATCTCAACAGAGGGAGGTTCTGTTTCTGATATGTTTGCTCTTTATGATTGTATGAGGGATATTAGAAAAGAAGCAGAAATTAACTGTCTTGGTATTGGTAAAATCATGTCCGCTGGTGTTTTGCTCTTGGCTGGTGGTACAAAAGGTAAAAGAAGGGTGGGGAAAAACTGCCGCCTAATGTTGCACTCCATATCTGGTGGCTACTTCGGCTCTTTAAAAGAGTTGGAGGTTGATATAAAAGAGGTTCGCTGGTTTCAAAATCAATATGCGAAAGCTCTTGCTGCTGAAACTTCATTGTCCGAGCGCCAAATAAAAAATATTTTTAGAAGAAAAACAGACACCTATTTTGATGCTGAAACTGCGGTTAAATGGGGAATAGCAGATGAAGTGGTTTAACAAAGCAGTAGATTTTTTGATCTCAGCAAAGCTTGAACCCGCTGATATAAGAAGATACGAAACCGAACAAGAAGCCAGCAAAATCTTGAAAGAATCGCAAGAGCCGACGAAATATATTATATGCGGTGGCAACAAGGTTTCAATTGATTGGGACAAAGTTGTTACTCACGAAAATACTGAAGGACTTTCGTTGCCTAAAAATTGCTATAAAACTGTAAAAAATGAACGTACTCCAACGATGTTCGTTGCCCATTGGGATGTATGTTTGTCGTCAAAAAGTTGCTATAATGTGTTAAAAAAACGCAAACTATCGGTTCATTTTTTGATTGACAATGATGGAACAATATATCAACTGATGGATTGTAACCACATCGGCTTTCATGCAGGTAATCGCAAGGTTAATAATACCAGTGTTGGTGTTGAAATATCAAACGCTTATTACCCCAAGTATCAAGACATTTATCGTTCTCGCGGCTTTGGACCACGACCGACTTGGAAAGATGTGAAAGTACACGGAAACACTCTAGAACCATTTTTAGGTTTTTATGATGCACAGCGTTCAGCCTTTAAAGCATTGGTGAAAACCCTTAATCAAGCGTATGGTATTCCCTTAGAAACTCCAACTCGCAATGAAAAAATTATCAAAACCAAAGTTCCATCTGTAGCTCTTGGCACTTATAAGGGTGTTGTTAATCATTATCATATCACCACCAGAAAAATTGATTGCGCTGGCTTCGATATTGATAAAATTTTAGAAGAAATCTCTTGACATCTCATACCCTTTTTGTTACTATTCAGTATCTTAAGTGATAGGAGAAAACATTTGAAGTCATCACATCAATACATCAATGAAACCTTAAACTCTATGTTGGTTACGTGCAAGCCAAATGAATTGGGTAAATTGTTCGCTCCTGCGGCTGAATTGTTTGCAAGAGATTGGATCAATGAAAACACCTCAGTTCAGTGTGAGCTGCGACCAAATCGAGGTAAAGAAAACAACCAAGGAGGATATGATCTCGTAACTAAAAACGGGAAAAGGGTGCAAGTAAAATTAAGATCTCGAACAATACATATGGAAAACACTCGCCGAAACTCCGAAAAGAATCACGGTGCAGCCTCAAAGTCGGGTCATGTTGCATACTCAGATAATGAATTTGATGTTGCAGTTTTTGTTCGGCCTGGAAGTTGGTCTGAGAACGAACCAAACGATTGGCACGACACTTCTAAGTGGGAAGTTTTAATCATACCCACACAAGCGTTAAAAGACCCAAGAAACCCTGGCTTCATCCGAAGAAGCGTCAGTAAAAAACTACAAAAAAAGTTCCACAATAAAGCAGTTCAAACAATTGAATTGGTTGAGAACATTAAAACTGCTTCGATTTACTAAAAAGTATTATCAAAGTGTGATAGGATTTAAAAACATATGAAACATATACAATCTGGGAAACCTCTAAACGAAAAAATTATGTTAGGAGTCAATAAGTTGGCTGATGCCGTCGGTGCAACTTTAGGACCAAGAGGTAGAAATGTTATTCTTAAAGGAACAAACACAAAACCTGTCATCACTAAAGATGGTGTGACTGTGGCGAAGTTCTTTGAACTTGATGATCCATATGAAAACTTAGGAGTTCAGGTAATTAAGCAGGCAAGCGAAGCAACCAACTCTTCTGCTGGTGACGGCACAACAACTTCTACTGTTTTGGCAAGAGCAATTTTGGAAAAATCCCAGACACATTTGGCCACGAATGCAAGTCCAGTCGAACTGAAAAGAGGTATTGATTTGGCAATTTCAGAAATCGTGATGAACTTGGCTAAAAAATCTCAACCTATTTCTACGAAGGAGGAGATTGAACAAATCGCTACTATCTCTGCCAATGGAGACAAAGGTATTGGAAAATTAATTGCGACAGCGGTTGATCAAGTGGGCAAGGATGGTGCAATTACGATACAAGAAGCAAAATCGAATGAAACTTCTTTGGAACTATCTGAGGGTTTTCGATTTGATTCAGGTCTTCTTGCAAACGCTTTTGTTACGGACGAACGCCGAGGCTCAATGCGCCATGAAGACTGTATGATTTTGGTGACAGATCGAAGCATTTCAACAATTGATGAGATTCTTCCGGCACTAGAAATTGCAGCCCGTGATGGTAGAGCATTTATAATTGTAGCAGAAGATATTTCAGGTCAAGCCCTGGCTGCAATGATCATGAATTCAATGAAAGGGACTATGAAAGTTGCCGCCATTAAAGCTCCACGTTACGGCGAAGAACGCCGAAATATTCTTTCAGACTTGAGCATGTCGGTTGGTGCTACTTTTATTTCCAGAGAAAGCGGCACTCCCCTGAATAAAGTCCGGTTGGAACACTTCGGCTCCGCTCAAACTGTTGAATCCTATAAAACATTTACAACTATTGTTGGAGGAAAACAGGATGATGAGAGGGTGGAGGAAAGAATAGAAGCCCTGAATCAGCAATTAATCAACGAAGAGGATTTGGATAAGTGCAATAGCATTCAAGAGCGCATTTCACGTTTGGCATCAGCCATTGCGGTTATTAAAGTTGGTGGGTTGACGGAAGTGGAGATGATTGAAAAGAAGCATCGAGTCGAAGACGCACTCGAAGCCGTCAGTTCCGCTCAGAAAGAGGGGATTATTCCTGGTGGCTCCTCTTGCTTGTTGCGTATCGCAAAAACATTATCAGTGGAAGCAGAAAACAAAGAACAAGAATTGGGAGTAGAAATCGTGAAACAAGCAATCCGAGAGCCCTTCAAAAAGATGGTTTCAAATGCTGGGTTGTCACCGGATATTTATGTAGAAAAAATCGAAAATCACACCAATCCAGATGCTGGACTTGATCTCGCTTCTGGGGATATTGTGAACATGTATACATATGGTATTATTGACCCATTCAAGGTGGTTCGATGTGCTTTGCAAAATGCCGCATCTGCCGCCTCAACACTTTTATTGACTGATCATGCGATTGTTGAGAAAGAATAAGACTCATAAAACTATTTAAAGTGTGTCACCAGCAGAACAACAAAACGTTGATCAATTAGCAGCGCGTGTAGAGTTTCTCGAAGATCGAATAATGGACGCTCTCATGGTTTTAAAAGAAAACCAAGAAAGAATGTCTAATGATATTTCCAAAATTAAGGAAGCTGTGTATAATCCAGATAATGGGTTGTATGCCAGATTAAGATTGTTAGAAGAAGATGTTAAGCAAAAGAATAAGTTTTTATGGCTTCTACTTTCAATGGGCGTCGGCGCTATTGCCACTGCAATTCTTTCTCATATGGGCTAATCTATACCTTGACAACTGTTATTTCTTATGGTAATATTAGTACATGAGCTATTGGAAAACAAATAAATACCTACAGTCTTATAGCAACTATTTAAAAGAAAGCCCCAATTTCAAAAACAGGATAGAGAAACTTTTAAAGGAGGATATTTCCAAGAGTTCAAAGATATTTTTAAGCTCTCTATACGACTTTTTAGAGCAGAAAGGTGGTCTTTCTGAAAAGCAAGTTGAATCTCTTGAAAGAATTGAGAGTCGCTTCTCTCCGCAAGAAAAGGTGAAGTTTGGTGCTTGGAAAAAAGAATACCTTGATAATCATCAAAAAGATGCAAAGATCTTGGCCGCCTATTATAAGCACGTGGGATATTTTACAAAATTAGCTAATAGCATTTTAGAAGAAACCTACATTCCAAACCAAAAAGATTACGAAAAGATGTCAAAAAACAAATATGCTCGGAAAGTTCTAGATGAAACATATGCAATACCCAGATTCCCAATAGGAGCTATGGTTCAGGTTCGTGCGAGCGTTTTAAACACTGAGACAAACCACAACATTAAACACTTAAAAAACAGAGTATGTTTTGTCTTGGAAAATAATTTACCAATCATAAGTGCAGTCATTGGAGGAAAGCGATATAAAATTTTGCCGATGGGCGAGACAAATACTTTTTCTATAGAAGAAAGATACTTAATGAAACCAAATAAAAGAGGAGAAAATTCATGACTAAAGTTATTGTAAGCTATGCGTGTGAACTCGAAGATGTCCCGCGCAACACATCACAACTTCTAAGCAATGTGGCAGAAGAGTTGACGGAGGTGCAAGAGTCCCTAGAGGATTCCATCACCCTATCAAAGACAAACGCTGTGTCAGATGCACTGAAAACGATTGACACCCTGCGCCAACAATTGGCGAAAATCGATCTAAGATTGATGGACTGTTCAAGCATTCTGGCAGGGTACACAAAAACAAATGCAGATATTCATTTGGGGCACGACGCAAACCAAGTGGCTCAAGTTGCTCAAGGAACCCAAGAAGTAGCACCACGAGATATATTAAGTGTAGTGGGAGATGATAATGTTAATTCCGAAAACACCACAGAAGCACATGATTAAATTAGTTCAAGTCATGGAGTCTTCAGGTCACTATAATTTAAGAGAAGTTGTTTTAAATTCGGCCCACATTGTTTCGATGACACCAGACGAAAACGTAGCCGGATTACATGCCAATGGAAAATTACCAGAAGGTCTACATCAGGCACAACAATTTTCTCGCTTATCATTAACAAATGGGCGTGAGATTACTGTGGTTGGTAGTCCTGATATGTTGGGGCAAAAAGTAAAAAATATTCTTCATGGATAATTTTTGGCTTGACGCTAAATTTATGGTGCTTAAGTTATAGACACGGAGGAAATGATATGTCATCATTAACATTTTTCAACAATACTAATTCAGATTTTTTGGATCGCTTTTTTGGTTTCGAAGACTTCGCACCACCTTTGGTGCGGACGAGAGAGACAAAAGACTTATATAAACCGACTGTTAAAAATCTTGAAGATAAGTATGAAATCTCTTTAATTGCTCCTGGTTTGGACAAGAAAGACTTTAACATCACGTTAGAACAAAATCAAATTAAAATCAGTTACGACGTTAGTGAAAAAGAAAACACTTATTGTTACGCAACTAAATATTCAAAATCCTATGTAGTTCCAGTAGATTGTGATGTGGAAAAAATCAGTGCTTCATACAAAAACGGAGTAATGATTCTGACGTTGCCCAAAGCAGATTCAGCAAAACCAAGAACAATTCAAATTAAATAATTGTTTCTTTTTCTTTGTTGTACCCCTAAAGGTGACTTGTGAATTCGCAAGTCACCTTTTTTCTTTTGTTTCTCTTATTGTTTTGAACTATTTATATTATAATGGGGGAAGAATCTGACTCTAAGCTATACATTAGAGCAGCTTGTTCCGTGTGTTTAAAAGGTCTAAGGAAAGGTGTTTTTGTGAATTGCCCATATTGTGACATAGACAGGAAACAAATCATTGAGGCATCATTTCAGGTGATTAAAGAGTCTTTAAATCGTCACCTCTCTTCAGAGCAAAAGAAAGAATTAATAAAGGAGCTGTCCGAATGAAACTCATAATGGAAAGCTGGCGTCGGCATCTGGGTGAACAGGAGACTGTAGCACCTAAAGTTATTTTTATGGCAGGAGCACCAGGTGCAGGCAAATCTACGGTAATTGATAGGTTAGGGTTGGAAACGTTGGACATAATAAATCCCGATGATTTTTATGAACCAATGTTGGATCAGTCAGGTCTTGGAAAGAACATAGCAAAAATAAAAGATGATTTTAGTAATGCCAGAACAAAACTAAAAGAACTGTTAAGTCAAATTTTGCAATTGCAAGAGCCAGAAGATGGCTGGAGCCATGATGTTCTTCAGGATCTTTATGTTTCAGCCAGCCAAGAATCCAATGGTGATAAAACTTTCATCTATAATCTTGAAAAGACAATGGAAGATTATGAACTCACCAGGAGCAAGATGAGCCAAATGGCTATATTGTTTAACAAAGCCCGAAAAGCCGCTAAAGAAAAACAACAAGCCTCAATAGAAGCTGGTGAAAGCTTTATTGTAGACGGGACTGGTGGTCAATTTGGGGTCATTAGAAACCAGAAGAATAAGCTGGAAGAGCTTGGGTACGATGTTGGGATGATCTTTGTTGATATTCCCCTTGAAACTACATTATCTCGCCAGCAAGATCGTTTGGAAAGAGGCGGACGCTCGCTGGATGCCAAATCAGTAGAGCGATCTTGGAATGCGGTTAGTAAAAATCGTGAGCCGTATAGAGAATTATTCGGAGATAATTTTTTCCATATCATAGCAACAGACGATGATATGGATTCAAGTATCGAAACAGAAGGTGAAAAGTTGTCTGCATTTTTGGGAGCACTCGAAGAAGACTTCCAAACAAAATTAAAACCTCGCTTAATAAAGCAGATGAAAAGACTTTTGAGGCACGGAGGCAATCAAGATAGTGGACCTTTCAAGGAAAAGGCACCGATTGACTATCGCGGCTCTGCCCCACCAGGTGCTCCTGGAGGTTGATTTTGCCGACAAAAAAGAAAGAATTAGAGCAGTTACAAGAACTGAAGCCACAACCCTTACCCAAACTTGCACCTCGTGGAATTCGCTCATTTACCGTATTTAGGCAGACAGATGAGACAGGTGTTTCTGGCGAGGGTGTTGTGATCGAGGGAGTTAAATTAGCAACAGGACAAGCGGTTATTCACTGGTTGTATCCACCTCCTCGCGGTGGTATTGCTGTGTTTGATTCAATGGATGATTTTATTAAGGTTCACATTCAACCACATCCAGCAAACAAAACAATTATAACTTATGAAGATGGAGAACAGGAGACATTTTAATGAAACTATTAATGGAACAATGGAAAAAGTATTTAACTGAAAGTAGCGACTGGAGAAGTGAAGACTATACAGACGATATGTTGGCTGGAAATCTGGCTGCGCGTTTAGCACGTAAAATTGTCGATGAAGCAGGTGATGATTGGTCATGGCTCGAAGATGATTTGGAAAGTGAGGGAAGTGACTTGAAGTATGTCATGGAGATTGGAATTCAACCAGAAGATTCAGAAACTCTTAACTCATTAAACAATCCAGATGATTATTTTAAAAACAATTATGCCGATCTTGAAATGGAATACATAGATCGTAAAGAGATGGCAGCAGACGAAGATGAGTGGGTTAGAAACTTTAGAAGAACATTAGAAGAACTATCTTCTTGGATTAAAACTTTATAAAATGAAACTATTAATGGAACAATGGAAAAAGTATTTGGCAGAGATTGGTGATCTTTCTATTGATCCTTATCCGTTTAAGCTTCACAACGCATTTCCTGCCGATGATCAATACTTTTATGAATTCATAACAGATTCAGGGCTACAATATTATGTTGGGTTTGACAACGACAAACTCCTTGGTAAAGGAAAACTTCCTTGGAATATTGTATTTGATGTTGGCGATGATGGCTCTACAGAGATGACGAACGAAAACGAACCTTTAAAAATAATGTCAACAATTGTTGCTGTAATTAGAGAGTTTATTAATACCCCTGAATATCACGAGGGCAATCTTAAATTTGTATTTGAAGGCATACCAAAATCTGGATCTGTTGATGCAATGTGGCTCCCCACTAAACGAACCAACCTTTATATGAAATTTCTCCAAAAGAATATGCCACCAGGAACGAAGGTTGAGCAAGTAGGAAACGTAGTTAAGTTTGAAGTTCCATCGGAGGATGAAGAAGAGTGAAACTCTTAATGGAGAGATTTAAAAAATTCTTGACCGAAGGTGTAAAAAGTCCAATCACTGGTAAGGTGTTTCAGATGCCGCCAGAAATCTATGAAGGGACGGGCAACGATGAAGACGACGCCGTTCTTGTCAAGAACATACCAATGAACTTGATCACTATGTTAAGATCTCAAGGGGATGCGATACTGAGAGACATTAGGAGGGGAGAACTAAGTATGACCGAAGGTCTTCCTCTTCTTTGGTATGATCTTAACAAAGAACAATTAATCATTGAAGACGGCAATCATCGTATATTTCAAAAATGGCTGTCAGGCGACGATACATTTGACGCTTTAGTGTATAGTTCAGATTGGCACGGCTATTTAAGATCAGTGTATGAGGACGAAGATATTTTTGAATGGAGAGAGGAAGACCGAGTATGAAACTATTAATGGAACAATGGAGAAATTTTCTCAACGAGAAGTTGGTTTTGAAACCAGGCGAAAATGGTTGGGATAAATACATGCAACTTGTGGGCCAAGCCTATATGGATGCACCAGACGAACAACCAGAAGCGGTTGCAAGTTACGAAGCGTTGGCGGCTTGGGTTAATAAATTCTTTGAGAGGATTGTGGGAGTGGTGGACGTAGAGTTTGTTGACTATCATCCTTACAAATCTTCCAAAGAAATGATTCAGAGAGTCAAAGACGAAGGTGTTCTCTTAATCTCAACAGCAGATGCGGAACATCCAATCTTTGATGCAGAAACGAATGCAAAATTCAGAACTGTTCACGACTTTGGTGGTCACGTTCAAAAAAAAGTTCCTTTTTCTTACCTGGGAGAGTTAAAAGCATACAATACTCATGTTAAAATGATCCCACCAGATGCTGTTCCAGCAATGTTCACAGAAGTTGTTGGGCAAATCTCGTGCTTTTATATGAATGAAAAAACAAATTGTCCACAAAAAATGGTTATTCTTGATGACTTTGATCATGTAAACCTTGGTGTGGTAAAAGGTTATAAAATAATTAATAAGGAATTGGTTAAAGATGAAACACCTGAGAGAGAATAATGAGACTTATTTCAGCCACCTTAAGTTTGCTTCTGCAATGGGTATACAACTTTTTATACGAGGACTGGTCTTGATTTTACATGGATTATTTCCTGTATGTGAAGTGCCAAAAAGTGTAGACCTTAATAACACTTGTGAACTAATTAATAAGTGGAGCAAGTATGCCAAGGATAGACGGCGAACTGAGTGAGGAAGAGTTGGAGCAAGTTGTGGGCGGATCAAAAACTACAAATATTTTTATGACTAGGTTAAACGACCTCATACAAGAGGAGGTCGCTATAAAGATTCCCACACTCTTAAAGCCAAGAGAAGAGCTAAATCCACAACTGTGGGATGAGAGCAAAAAACTAAAAAGTGAAATAAGAGACAGATTAATTGATATTGCTGAAAAGTTTATCAAACCCACATTGGGATCTGACGCCGAAATAAAAGACATCACATTCACAGGCTCCTTGGCCAATTACAACTACACAGACTTATCCGATATTGATCTTCACATCTTGATTGATTTTAAGGAAGTAAACTCGAATGAAGAATTGGTGAGGGGATACTTCAACGCAGTCAAATCATTGTGGAACTCTATGCACGACATCAAAATAAAAGGTTTTGAGGTTGAAGTATATGTTCAAGACGACAAGGAGCCACACACATCAAGTGGTGTTTATTCTGTTATGAATGATCAGTGGAAAAAAGAACCGGAAAAAACAGAATCAGATATTGATGAGGACAGCGTAGCGATAAAAGCCGACTCATTGATGGCGCAAATTGATGAAGCCATTAAGTTAAGTGAAGAAGGTGAATACGAAGCCGCCTACGACCGCTCCATATCCTTGAGAGATAAGCTTAAAAAACTGAGAAAGTCTGGTCTTGAAACAAACGGTGAATATTCTGTAGAAAATTTGGCCTTTAAGACACTGAGAAACACGGGCTACTTAACTAAGTTGGCTGATTTAAAAAGGGATTCGTATGATGCTATGATGTCGATTGATGAAAAAAAGAAGAAAAAGAAGAAGAAAAAGAAATCTGCTGGGGATAGATGTACTCGTATTGCCAAAAGAAAATACGATGTTTGGCCATCAGCATATGCTTCCGGTGCAGTTGTCAAGTGCCGACAAGGGAAAATTTGGAAAGGTGTCAAGGAAGGGTTGGACCTAACAGACTCAGAAGTTGAGACACTCAAGAAGATCAAATCACAACTAAAGTCTTCTGCTAAAAAACATGCAAAAGTTGCTCAAATGTCAACCGACTCTTCAGAGTTGCACAAAAAACAGGTTGACCAAATAGATAAACTTGTGAAAGAAACTGATGATGTGAGAGACACATATGGAGATGAGGTTGTAAATTCTAATGCTGCTAGTCGTAAACGTGGAATGAAAGCCTTGCTACAGACTGAACAAGAACTTGAAGAGAAAAAGAAAGCTGCCAAAACGGATTACTCTAAGGAAAAAAAATCTGGTCTTCATGGTTGGTTCCAGCGACAAGGTGGAAAAGGCAAGTCCAAAGGGTGGGTAGATTGCAACACATGTCGTAAAGATAAGAAAACAGGTAAGAAAAAATGTAAATCCTGTGGCAGACAAAAAGGGGAAAAACGCTCAAAATACCCGGCGTGTCGCCCCACACCCGCTTCTTGTGGTACAAGAGGTAAGGGCAAAAAATGGGGTAAAAAAAGTGAGGGGTTTGATATGAGATTAACAAACGATTTTTTAAACAACATTATTGCGGAAGAAGTGGAGAATATTACAGAAACTTATTACCACATTACCGATGCAACTTATGACGACGGAACTATCGCCGAGGATGTGGAGTTTTGGGATGACGTTTTGGAAGAGGCAGAATATCGCGGTCGAAAGGTTAAACTCAACAAACCAATGCGCGGTGATGTTAAAAAATTTAAAGTCTTTGTTAAGGATCCTAAGACCGGAAACGTTAAGAAAGTAAACTATGGCGACCCCAATATGAGAATCAAAAAATCCAACCCGAAACGTCGTAAATCTTTCAGAGCCAGACATAATTGCAAAAATCCTGGGCCAAAAACAAAAGCTAGATATTGGTCTTGTCGTAAGTGGTGATTAAATGATTGTATCCACTCCTTATATTGAGTGCTACGTCAAGAAATCATTTCTCTCTGGCAAGCCCAACTATGGAAAAGATGAAACCATCTTCGGTGTTCTTCAAGGGATAAGGTTTGTTCGCGCTCGCGCACCACTATTTCTTGTTTGGTTTCCATCATTGGGTGCATTATACGACAAGGTTGATCAGTGTGCGATATTTAATAAAGAAGAAACGCCACGAGATCAAATTAGAATGGAAGACGTAGGTTGGTGGGATTGTTTATCCAATAATTTTCAACTCATTGAGCTTGCTGGAATGAAAATAACAGATGTTCAAATGTACTCTAGAACGAACAAGATGCTAAAGGGCGTTTATCTTTTTACTTGTGATCCACAAGAGCCGGTCCATGGAAATGATTATGGTCAGAGCGAAGTTTGGCATGAACATAAAACAAAGAATTTTTTCTTTGACAAAGAAACTGGTGTGCTTTGCTGTGGGCCTAACAACAAGATGAGATTCGTGGACTCAAGCCTCTGCCCTGCAAAATTCGATGACCCTAGTTGGCTAAAGGTGTATAAAGATTCAGATGATCCTGACCGAATCAGTCATGAAAAACTATTTAGTTATGGCGATAATGAAGATAAGTGGGATTATGATTGATGAAACTTACAAAAGAAATTTTAATTAACATGATTGAGGGAGTCCTTGAGGAGCGTTGTCAAAAAGGTTACAAAACTCATCCAACTCAAAAAACGAAAGAAATGTTTGGAAAAACATATCGCAACTGTATAAAAGCTGAAGAGGGAAAAGATCCCAAAGCAGCCACGGAAAGAAATCAAGAGGGTGAGTAAAAAGAGATGAGACTATTGTTTGAAAACTGGAGAGGTCATCTTCAAGAGCAAGAGCTGGAGAAGTTAAGAAGAAATGTTCTTAATGAAATATCAGAGTCCGACTATGAATACATTAAAAAATGGATGAGAGATGCCCCTGAAGAGGCATACTCGTTTGACAATCTATTCAATGGCAAGAAGCGTATCGCAATCACGCCCCCTCCATCACCAGCCGAAGGTCCAGTCGGAAATATCGTTCGCTTATTCCAAAACAATGGCTACGAAATTGATTTTGACGACTCTACGGTCACAAAGGATGTAACAACAGTAATCCCAAAGGGACCACGAGCAGGAGAAAAAGTCACAAAAACACAAAAGATTCGTATCGGTAAAGCTCTCGACATGATCGGAAATGTAATCAAACAATATGAAAGAGCAAAAGAGGAATATAGTGATGCTGGTGGTTACGCTGCTGAAACCGCAATGGATGTAGCAGGCTTTGACCCAGACGATCCAAAAGAGGTAAAATTAAAAAAGGCAATTGAAAAGAAAGAAACGATGGAAAGAAAACTCACATCTGTTTTACCGTTTTCCGCCACAGATGACTTATACGCAGTTGAACAAAATATCCCAAAGTTTAAAAAGTTTTGGAATGAAAAGTCACAATTCTATCGAGAAAATCCTGGCGCAGCATTTGACAAGAAAGATCCATATATCACAATCCTTTCGAGACACCCAGTTGATGTGGTGAGAATGTCAGATATGGACGACATTCGCTCTTGCCACTCAAGAACGGGTGGATACTTTCAGTGTGCAGTAGCAGAGTCAAGAGGGCACGGACCAATCGCCTACTCGGTTCCTCGTAAAGAGTTTGAAGATTACTTCGATGTAAACCTAGATGAAACAAATCCAGAGGATGTTGATTTGGATCAAGGTGATGAAGAGATATTTATGGATACTGACCGCGATATTCCAGGTATGACACCCTTTTCCAGGGTTCGTTTAAGAAAGTTTGTTCACGATGAAGATGGAAGGATGTTGGCAGTTCCCGAGACTAGAACTTACACGCAAGGAAACCGACAGGCCCCACCAGGATTTCTAAAGTCTGTTGTTGATTGGGCACTTAAATCACAAGAGAAGGCATATGGAGATATTGACAAGCTTGCAAACGATGTTTCTGGTGAGAAGTGGACAAGATACGGTGGAACATACAGAGACACATCAGACGGTGGAATCTTTGCGGCAATGTTCAAGGGCTTAACAAACGCCGAACAAGATGAAATGATGGCCCAAGCTGGCGACATCGGTATAAACCCAGAAGATGAAAAGCGCATTCAACAAGATGTTGATGATCCTTTTGAAAGAGCAGTAACAGAGATTGTAGACCCAGCAAACGCTTCGATGAAATGGTTCACAATTAATGCAGATATTGATGCTTACGATGAAGAAAGTCCGGTCATATATCACGCCGAGTTTGCGTTTGATACGGTAGAAGAGTTTGGAGAATACCCCGACCCAGATCCTGACAGTCCATTTTCGCTGGGAAGAGGTGCTTGGGCACTTAATGATGAGGAAATTAAAAAAGCAACCACCAAAGCATTGGAAAGACATTTTGGTGCGGGATATGACGTAACTACCAAACGCGACCCCATTGGAAGTGATGGGATGTATCGTACAGAATTTTATCCAGACTACAATTACTTCCAATACAATCTCAATAGCTTAAGAAGATGGGCGCGTAACTTTGAAGATGCAGATGATTCATTTGATGTTATTATGAATGAGATCAGGGAAGAGTTGCAAGAAAAAGGCATCATCAAAGATCGTATTGCAAACATACCAGAGGTATTAAAGAATCTGGATAAGGTTAGAGCCGTCATCAATGCTGATGAACGCGAGATTAATGTAACCTTTAAGCAAAGAATTCCAATCACAAAAGACATCAGAGAATTCAAAGAAATTTCAGCAGAAAACCAAACACTCTTAAAGAGACTGTGGTCAAGAGAGTTTGCGACAGACCTTCGTGAGAACTTAAACTTCATTCGCAAACGAGTTGATTTTCCTATCAAGAACTTTGTTGTCAAACCAGAAAGACAAAGATTATCACCAGAGCTTGATGGCATTTTTCCAATCATGGATTTTGATTTATTGTACTTTGATGATGATGACTTGTATAAGGCAACAAGGCTTTTAGAGGAGTTCAATAAGACTTCTTATCAGATGGCATTAAATAAGCAATCTGCTTATACTTATTATGACTTGTTAAAAGATGTCGAAAGAGGTGAGAAACCTTTTACCAAACAGACAAATGAATCAAAAAAAGAAAAGAAGTCTGATAAAATGTTGTTTGAGTCTTGGAGAAGATATTTAAAGAAATAAGGAAATAAATTATGAGTGACTATTCTTACAAAAAATGGAGGGGTTGGTTAGAACAAACTCCCGAAACTGACAAGCCAAAAGTTCTAACCGAGCAAAAAGACACAGGATACGGTAAACGTCGAGGCGCAACGGTAAAACCAACCAAGGTAGAGAAAAAGACGCTCAACATTCCTTACCCGAAAATTAGCGATGCCTGGGGCGAGCCCGGTAATAAAGACCGGGCAGAGGTCGAACAATTACTTCGTCGCGTTGCAACAGGAACAACCTGGGTCGATAAGATAAACAACCTTAATGAGTTTGCTAATAGCTGCAAAGAACAGGCAGGTTGCCTTCGACAAGCTGATTCTACGATTTTGTCGAAATTAATGGCGATGGATGTATTAGTATCGATTGTGTACGACTTCGACGCTTCAGCCGGTGGTTTTTTGTTCGAGGCTTTCCTTGCCGCATTGTTGGGAGGAAGTTCAGAAAAAATCGCAGCAAGTCAATCTCGTGCCGGAGGCGCGTCAGGAGACATTGCTGATGTTAATTTGTTGGGCAAACCTTTTAGTTTGAAACTTCTTCGAAAGGGTGCATCCAGCATCGATGGTTCTTATAAAGACCTAATCGGAACAATAGCCAGAACCGGCAAGCCCATTAATTACATGGTTGCTTTAAAAGACCTAGAAAAATCAAACCCCCCCGTAATTCGATTTTATGAATTCACAATCGGCTCGTCTGCTTTTACCCAAGATGAAGAGGGTAATCTAATTCATGGACCAGAACATTTTGGCGAAACACCAGAATTGGCGGGATACATCGACATCGACGATCCAGACCTGGGATTTGTAAAGGGGACTGAATTTTTTGTTTCCACATCATTTTTAAAAGGAACTACTAAAAGAGTAAGAGGTACGAAAAAGAAAAAACAAAAACTAGCATCCCTCGAATTTAACTCCGAAACTGCTATTTTAAATTTAGGCTCTAAAGAATCCTTATCGGAGTTGGCCAACTCATATGCCAACAAAATGTCTTCAGATATTGTTGCAATCTATGATGCTCTGGATGGCTTATCTCAAAACATCAACAAGTACCTAATCGGCTCTCAGATGGCTGCTGGTCGAGTCGCTCGGACTGATGCGAACAAAGTTGCATACCGAACAGACAAACTCATTAAATCTCAAGAAGGTGAAGAGTAGGGTGGTTTTGTGGAACACTTGCTCAAAAAGTGGCACAAGTATATCATAAAAGAAAATGCTTACGCTTTTGGCACATTCGGTGTCAATGTAGCCGCAGGCAAACCATCGAAGCCATGCCCTCAAGGTCAAGAGCAAAATGGGTTTAACTACGATGGCTCTCCTTATTGTCGCCCAGAACCTCAATTGCCACAAAAAAAGATAAAAATAAAAAGCATAGAAAAGTTGCATCAGTATTTACGCGCTAATCCCAATGAGCCAATCCATATAGATGTTCCTCGTGGTTCTGCAAAAGCCTTTGGTACAACCAAAGACAACCCGCTGCCCTTTGATTATGGTGAATGGCCAAACATAATAAATCCAGCAGACGATATGGGATGGGATTTGATTATTGTTCCAAGTTCATCACCAACTGAATCCAAATTAATACCTGTGGGAGTGATCAAATATAACAATATAAAGCCCAGTAAATCAGGAAACGATAAGATAATCTTAGCACCAGGTGCTATTTATACCAGGGATGACAAGGAAATTCTTGAGGATTTCTTTAAAGAAGTTCCTCTTTTTCACCCAATAGAGTGGTATTAAGCGTGACAGAACAAGAAATAAAAGCTATTGTGTCGAGCCTGTTGGGGCAATATGGGTGGATGTTTGTGGCAGGCATTGCTGTATTAACTTTCAAAAATATAATTCAAAGATTTGTTGAAGGGATTATGTTTTTTGTAGGAAATGATTATAATGCTGATGACATAGTTTATATTAATGGGACCAAGAAAGCTCGCATAACTCGTCATGGCTTAACAAAAACAGTATTTTATATCTACGATACAGACAGGAAACTAATTATAAGAAACGATAGGTTAAGCTCTCTAAATTTGGAGAAGTCACTACCTCAAAATGGAAGTGGAAAACATGAAACTAAATAAACAAAAATTGCTAGAAATGGTTGAGGAAGAGTTGCAAGAGCAATCACAATTCCCAAGTTTTACACCAGCATTTATGAAAGCTCTAAAGATTGTTCAAGGCACAAAACCAAACGAAACATATGTCATCCCTAAAGGTGTTGATGCCGATACTGTCAAGGCTCTTTTTCTTTTAAAACAGAAAAATCAATTAGGCAACGTAAAGGCACTACAACAACTAGACAAGCGAACTAGACCAGGACTAGAAGTTCCTAAAGAGTTTGTTGAAGAGAAAGATCCTTTCATAGAACTAGCTCGTGAAGTAAAGAATGGCGATCTTACAATGGAAGAAGCAATTCAGATTGCAAAAGGAGAATCAGGCGAACGCTTGAAAAAGGGTTGACCATTCGCCGACAATGACCCGTGAGGTTAAACGCAAACATGAAACTTACAAAATTAACATTACAACAGATCATTCAAGAAGAAGTAGATAAATTGCTGGAGGTGTCGGACAATCCCGCAACTTCTCGAAGCACCACGACTGTATATCCAGGTGGAGCAAGAGAGACATTTGCTCAAAGTTTTGCTTCCCAAGCCGACGAAAAAGCATATAAAAAATGGCGACAAGCATTATATCAAGACGACCCAACGAAGGTGGTGCAAGGTCGCACAACTCATGGTGTCACCAGCGGGGGCACCGAAACCTCTTTTCAATCCGCCCCTAAAGGCAAAGGACGTGACCAAGCTAAAGGTGTTAATAAGTTTGATGGAGTAACTCAGTATGGAGGAAATAATCCAAAAATAATTGCTGCCTTAAAACAAGCGGGGTTTAAACGAGATCCAAAATCTGGTAAATATATTTCCCCTAAATATCAGCAGACAACTTCTTGGTCGAAATAAAAACATATGAAACTCCTTATCGAAACCTGGCGCAGATTTACTAACGAAGCTCAAGAGCCCCAACCAGAGGTTGTGACTGTAGACTTTGATGATACGATTCGCATGACCGAAGATGGGCGTCCCAATCCAATTGTAATAACCAGAATGAAGGAACTGAAAGCCAAAGGTGCTATGGTTTATGTTGTTACAAGTCGAAAAGACACAAAAGACAACAGACTGTTTATAACAGATTTCCTCGATGACCATAATGTCCCACGTGACGATCTTTTTCTTACAGATTTAGCAGATAAGTGGTCCAAGCTCAGAGATTTGAAAAGTGACATGCACTTTGATGACGACGACGAAGAGTTCAAAGCCATCCAGTATCATGCTGATGACTTCCCAGAAGACAAAAAAGACATAAAATTAATGAAAATTGACTGGAAAACCGGTAAATTTGATGAATTTTCTTCTTGACAGGCTCATAATTCTGTGATATTATAATAATTATGAAAAACTGGAAGCCCATTTTTATTGAAAATAGCAAAATTCCAATTATTTTATCTAAAATTGCACCAATCAACATCGGTGCAATTACACTAGGTTTCATCGTCTTCTCCAGGGGAGAGATGTCCGAACAAACAAAAAGACACGAAACAATTCACTTTCAACAATTCCTAGAAACACTATTTATCGGCTTCATAGTTTTATATTATTATGATTATCTAAAAAATTATATATTTTATCGCGATGGTGCTCTTGCCTATTATAACATAAGAGCAGAACTCGAAGCATACAATCATGATGACGAGCCAGACTATCTGGAAACTCGTAAACGATGGAGATGGATTTTATGAAATCAACTAACAAATATCAAATCTTTTGTGACCTAGATGGGGTTTTGGTCGATCTAGTTGGAGGTGTAAATAAAGCAGTTTATTCAGAACCACCGACAGAAGCCTCTGAGAACTATAAAAATGCTCAAATTAAAGCAAAAAATGCTTTACAAGGGCAGACATTAACGTCAGAGCATCTTGATAAAAATCACCCCAATTTTCTTAAAGAAACGAGGAATTTTCTATATAGAGTCCTGTCTGATAATCGACGTTTTTGGATGAACCTGGACTGGTTGCCTGAAGGGAAAGAGTTATGGAGTTACATTGAAAAATATAACCCTATCATCTTATCCAAACCAACAGATCTTCAAGCAGTTATTGGCAAGAAGAAATGGGTAAAAGATAATATTGGCCTCAACAAAGAACGGGTGCAGATAAGGTACGATAAAGCACCTTACGCCAACCATCAGGGTAAAATTGGAATACTAATAGATGACTTTGAAAGTAACACAAGTAAGTTCAACGGTGCTGGTGGCCTTACAGTTCTATACAAGAACACACAACAAGCAATTAAAGAATTGAAATCTTTGGGATTTTAAAATAAAATTTAAATCTTTTAATCTTTTAGGGTAATATGTATTAGTATGGGAAATAAGTTTTCCCACCGAAAGTTTATACTCTTCACAATCGCGGTTGCGACCATACTTCAAGGGTGTGCGAGTTGTGATGAGTCCGGTGGATTATCGCAGTATTGTCGTCTTAATTATCCTTGTGGTATTACACAAGGTGGAGTTCACGTTTCAGCCGAAGAATTCAAACAAAGCCCGCTTTATTCCACCGGACAATGCCAGTTTGGTGAATTCCAGTGTGACACTGATGGTAAAGAAATTTGCGTTGGGTTTGTGCCACCCACTGAAGAAATCTGTGATGGCTTAGATAATAATTGTGATGGCCTAATTGATGACGGCTTTGATACTGATAGAGATGGCTACACTACTTGCCAAGGCGATTGTAATGATCGTTCCCGCCGCATTCACCCTGGTGCTCCTGAGCGTTGCGATGGTGTAGATAATAATTGTGACGAGAAAATTGATAACGATGTTAAACCTATAACTTGTTGGTCTGGACCAAGTGATGCAATCTTAGATGGGACAACTTCCTGCAAAAAAGGTGAGCAATTTTGTATAAATGGTGCGTGGAGCCCGTGCAATAACCAAATCTTGCCAGAAACAGAAACTTGTAATCAAGCCGACGATGATTGTGATGGTATTATAGATAATATAAGATTTACAATATGCGGTCCCGGTCGAGCAGTTGGCATCTGTGAATACGGTCGTACTATTTGTGATGGCGGTGAATCAAAGTGTGTTGACGCAATTTACCCTGAAGCTGAAACCTGTGATGGT